CCAATGCGTTGTATTTGGCTGTACAGTCACTTGCTTATACTTGGCATGAATAGCAATGGTGTCAGCAGTCACAAGATCCTTAATCTTGTTATAAACGGCCGTCGCATTTTGAGCAATGTTCTTCTCTTCAACAACGCACAAAACAGCACCAGCTAATTCCCCATTAAAGTCACCAGCGTTTGTCAATGCACCATCGGCACGCATCACTCCACCTTCCATTAGTGTAGCAATCGCCTTGTGCAAAATTGTCTTACCTGTATTCTGATTACCCCATAAATATAGGTACGGGAGATGCTCAAACGGTTCCCGGATCATTAGAGCGATCCACCGTTGCAAATAATCTTTCCCAGTATAAATACCGTTTCTTTGAGCCCAGGCCAATTCTTTCAAGTTGGCCGTCAAATCGGCTCCGGTATGCTCTAAGACCATGTCCCAGTGTGGGTGCGGTGAGTCACCAGGATCATAAGGTTCTGGCGTATACTTTAGTCGAGGAGCCTTTAGATTCCACTGACGATTGCCTGGAAATTCATCCTGGAATGGTACATGCGTTATTGTCCAGGATTTTGACAATGCTTCACCTAGAATAACTTCGGCATTCTCCTCATACCCAGCCGCCTTCAGTCGGGAGCGGGCGTCGTCCTTCGAGGTAAAAATCCAACCTCCATTGTCATGTCGACACGTCCAGCCAGACGTGTTGTTGTCTATGGAAATCAAGCATCTAACATATTTATCGATTTCGTCAAAATCAACATTAGACTCGGATCGGACTTTTGTGTCGATATTGTAGATCTTGATAAACTTTCCCTTTTTCTGAAGCCAACCGTCAGGTTCACTTTTATCTTCAGAATGTTTCACAATTTCAACAAGCAACTTGCCTTTGTACGGTTGAATCCTTACTGGTCGGTCTTCGAATTCTTCAGGTATTGTGATGCTGTGACCCATTGACTTAATGGCATTGACAGCAGTACCTGCGTCAGGAAAGGTATAGCCACCGCCTTTGATGTCATCTTCGAGACCATCAAAAGCTGCGGCTGCTCCATTCAAAGTTAGCGGTTTATTGAAAAAGCAATAAGTCCATCCACTCTTGTCAGTATTCCAGGTGTCAGCTTCGTTTGTGCCCTTACCAAATCGACAAGCACGAAAGGCACCATTCTCCAGTGGGAAAAGGAACACGTTAGGCTTACCTGGGTCACGCCCTTCGGCGAGTGTGTCGTAAGCCCCAAGTAGTGGATCATCTGTTTTCGCTCGATCTTCAAATAACAGCTTCAAGGCTTTGGTGTGTGTCTGAAGCAGATGATGGTCAGCAACCCATACAGTCGTAAACTCAGTGTATCCCTGCAATTCACCAATGATACGGCGATGCACGTCGTCTAATGGTATATGTCTCTGTGCTGCCGCTCGTCCTGCGATTGTGTCTTGCGACTCGTCATCTACGCCTTCAATACGAACTTTGGAGCGTTTATGTGACGCCACGTCTACATAAGCTTGCCAATTTGCTGGGGCCGTGAAGTAAGCACGTTGTTTATTTGCATCAAGATTGTCCTTTAATGTCACCAGACCTTGGTTCTCGATGGACATCTTTCGAGCCCAGATCCACATGTTCCCGCCACCAACATCCATGCTCGCTTCAAAATTGAAACCGACTCGGCTACTAATTTCCTTGAGGCAGGCTAGTGCGAGTGCAGCATGTTCTGTGTGGTTTGCTGTCTGTGGTAGATTATCTGGATCAAACTCCAAGTAGAAGTGCAAGCCACTACCACCGGTACTCTTAAGTACCAGAGCCTCTGGTACCTCCATAAGTTTGTCTAGAATAGTCTCAAGTTGTTCGGTACTTACACCAACACCCTTAGCGTGGGACGTAATGTCGTCAAAATCGAATCCGCAACGAACAGATGTCTTTGTTCTCCAGTCCCATCCAGTTAAACCGATGGCGTCGACATGTCGTTCAAGTGGGTATCGTAACTCATGGTCATTATCAATGGGATCAGTTTTTGCTTGCTTAGGGATGCGTAAGTTATACCAATCATAACTGTAATCGTTAGAGGTATAGACACCCATCTTTCCGGCAACAGGCTCCCCATTACCCTTCGATACAAGAACCTGTACTTCCATGTCAGGAGTAAACCATCCACTTACACGCGGATTGTTGTGGTGATGTATCTGTAGAAATTTAAGTATCTGTTCGGTTGCTTTCATTCAATCCTCCAAAACAAACTCGTGTCCTAACAGTATAGACGGATTCTAGGGGCCGAAAATTCAGAAAAAATATTGAAATGAATTATTGAAATACAAAACGCTCGAATTGAAATACAAAACCCTGTCAAAATGACAGTCCTTCGCAAGTGTGAGAATTCTAACCCATTGTCTAACAATGCGTTAGAATAAAAACACCCACTGAAATTTCTTTTTCGTAAATCGCTAGGACGTATAATTGTATTTCAATTCTTCTAACACGAAGGGGCGATTCAGTTTACAATTGTCAGACAAAAGACTTATGAATAAAAACATAACAAATATTTCCGATTCAAAATCTGAGAAGTTTTTTCTAGGAAAATATCAATACAAATTTTTTCTGACCCTACTAACCCTAAATTAGAATAAGAAATATTTGTTATGTTTTTATTCATAAGTCTTTTGTCTGACAATTGTAAACTAAATCGCCCCTTCGTGTTAGGAGAATTGAAATACAATTATACGTCCTAGCGATTTACGAAAAAGAAATTTCAGTGGGTGTTTTTATTCTAACGCATTGTTAGACAATGGGTTAGAATTCTCACACTTGCTAAATGACCTATTTTTCGTATTTCAATAATTCATTTCAATATTTTTTCTGAATTTTTGCCCCACAAAATCCGTCTATATTACTGGAGGTATGAAATGTCAGGGCTGCCGCGAATCTTGGAAAATGGATACATTGTATACCCTAAGCGTGGAAAAATACCACCAGACTGTCCCGACGGATACAAACGAAAATCTGAGCATGGAGGAGACGCATGGATTTTCATACCATTGTGGCCGGAATGTGAATTTAGAGCACAGTTACTGCGGAGACGTGAGGAGTGCAATTGTGAGACAATTGTAACAATCTGTGGGCATTCTGATATGAATGGTGCTGAAATAACATATTCTGTGTGCCGAGAGTGTATTATATGCCCGAGCAAATTGAAAACATAGACGTAAAACTTCTGATCCCCTCGTTTGTGTTACTGCGACTAGTTGACAAAACGTCGCTGGATTACATTGAAATGCGGGATTCGATACAGGCTCACGGTTTTTTCTCAGCAGTTTGTGTCCGTAAGGCTAAACGTCTAGAGAATAGTTATGAGATTATTGATGGGTTACATCGATATTGTTGCGCTTTAGACTGTGGTTTAACTTCAATACCATGTATTATCAAAGATGCCACGGATGCAGAAGTTAAAAACTGGCAGCTTCAAGCACATTTGATACGAAGAGAAACATTGCAGTCTGAGTATGCTGCCAGACTGAAGATGATCTTTTGTGAAAATCCTGATTTAACAATGGAGACGCTGGCTGTCGAGTTACATTGCCGACCCAAGAAGATCCGGGATATCCTACGTTTAAATCTCTTGATACCCAGACTCCAACGACACCTAGACGTTGGAGAACTACCGCTTACGTCTGCGTATGCCCTCTCTAGGCTGCCAAAACAACTTCAGGAAGATCTACTTCCAAAGGCTATGGAATTAAGCGCGAGGGAGTTTATTCAGGTCGCCAATGGGTACAGTAGGGCTTATCGTGAAGCTGTTGGGCGGGGTAGGCTGGACTGTTACCTAAAACAAGCCGTGGCTCCACAACCGCATCTACGCCCCTTTAAAGCGATCCGCGAGGAATATAATCTACCAACTTCTGGCCCGTTGGTTATAAAAGAAGTAGAAAATAAGACGCCAATTGAAATTTGGAAGGCCGCTTTGGCATGGGTTTTGCACTTAGATCCGATATCCATCAGAAGGGCACAAGCGATAGCCGACAAGCACGCTGAGAAAGAAAAAGAGAGGTTGCTGCGAAGAAAAGTGCCACCAGCACACCAAGTGAAAAGTAATGTGGCGGCGGTTAGGTTAGGGATTGATCCCAATGACAAAGATTTAATCGAAGCCATTTTATGAGTTGTTTTTAGTTTTTAACTTTGTTTAAGGAGTTGTTGTATGTCGAACAATGAAATGGTTACAATTGGCTTGAATCAGTTGCCAGCAACAGGCTTGAATGCCGCTAGCGACCTACTTAGCGAATTGACCAAGAGCAATGAGTTCCTAACCCGAATTCAACTATACACCAAGGGTGGTGCCATTGACCGTGGTTTGATTTCTCCTGGTCATTATGGTGTCCCTGACGGTGACGAAAGCATCAAGGACCTTGGTGTCGAGATTGACATCCTGCCTCTATGTTGCCGCCCTAAGGCTCTTGACCTTCGCGATAAGGACACGATTGTAACGAATTACGACCCGTCGTCTGAGACTTTCAAGACCGTCAAGGAACTGAGTGGTACGCAAGACTCGGGATGTATGTATGGATTAACGTTTCTTGTGTTCGAACGGTCCACTGCTCAGTTTTATGAACTGTTCTGTGGTACCAAGTCGATGCGGACGGAGTCCGATAAGATTGTGTGCTTCTTGCCACTTCCCAAGGAAGCCGCAGAGAGCCTGGAAGAGAAGAAGGGTATTAAGGTCGAGCCACACGGGCCCCTTGCTTGTACCTTGAAGGCTAAGTATGTGACGAAGCGTAACTGGGGTTGGCACGTACCTGTGTGCGTGAAGTGTTCAACGCCGTTCACAAACCTACCGCCAATTGACCGTATCAACGCTGAGATCACGAAGTTTATGACCGCAGCCAATACGGAAATCGAGAAGGTTGAAGCCGCGCCTGCATCAAAGCGGGCTCGCTAGTCTATTGGGGACGCCGAGGGGCGTGGTCGCCCACGCCCCTCGCCCCTTTTTTATAAGGAGAAGAGATGGATAGAGCAGAGAGATTACTTGGAGTTGTTACCAGTATTGGTAAGATGTGGACAAAGAATGGTGACGGATATCTTGTCATACAGACCCCTGTCGGTGCCATAAGTGTGGCTATCATTGGGTTCCCTAGTGAGGGAACCGAAACAAAGATTATTCTAAAGACTGTGAAGTCTATTAAACAGTTACGAGGAAAATCGTGTCGAGTAACCGGCATATTTACCGCCCCCCTTCATGTGATAGCGGAAATTCTTGAAGAAGTTTAACTGAGGAGTTGTTTATGTTAGAGTTGTTGATTGCGTATTATCTTGGTGGTGTGACTGTAAGTTTGCTGTCGGAAGAGTCTGGTGATGGTATCCAATTACCCGATCTTGTTACGGCGGTTGTTTGGCCGATTGGTGCTATCTCATATTTCTATGATCGCATCAAAACGTGGCGGGAGACGAAGTGAAAAAGTATCTAGTTGGATTCAGTCTGTCGGCCATTAGTTTCTGGGCTGGAGGATTGTCTGTCATTTTGACGGATTTTCATTCCAGCTATGGTTGTATCCCAGCGTACTGGGATTTTCTGTGGGAAGTTGCTATTTGGCCATATCTGTTCCTTCAGTATTGGTTGTGACATTAGAGCGAGGTAGAGTAACGGTTAACTCGGCTGGCTCATAACCAGCAGAATAGTGGTTCAAATCCACTCCTCGCCATTTTTGGAGTTAATTATGAATGAACGATACGCAACACTAAGTGGTTATCTACTTTTTTGTGCCTTGGCAGTTCTTGTTGGACGGGCGGCAATTTATATTTCGACCGAGCATGCGACAGTCGAGGTTGAAGAGACTGACCCAGTCACCATTCAAGCAGGCATCGATTCCGCTAAGGAGCCAACGCTTCTATATATCGCAGCCGACTTGAAGAACGGCTATTCAGTTGGCACTCTCGATGATCCAACCCCATTACGGACAGTGATTCAAGTCGACTCCTGTCCCTATAAGTTGATCGGTAGTTGGAAATCTGTCACGTCTAGTTCTGGAGTCATGTGGTACACGGAGATTAGTGGCTATGATGCTGAAGCCCCGCTTAAGGTTTCAGGCAGTATTCGCGTCACGCTACAAAATAAGACACAGTGTCGAGTACCTGAATGGTTTGAATTTAGCACACAATGACGTTAGGCTGGATTGGCAATATTTTGATTATGGTTGCCTTATGGCAAACTGGACGAAAAAACAAGTCTGGATGGATTTGGAGTTTCGCTGGTAATGTGATTTGGTGCAGTTACGCAATTCAACTTTGGATGTGGGACATGTTCTTTGTTGATATTGTGTGTCTTTTACTGGCAGTCTATAACTGGGTAAAATGGAGATCAGATGACAATAAACGAATTGATGATTGACTCCCACGAGAATGCGGTACTAAAAGGTTGGTGGGACGGAGGAGCGAGAAACTTTGGCGAATTACTCATGCTAATGGTGGGTGAATTGTCAGAAGCTATGGAGGAATACCGCACCAATGGTCTAGACGGAGAGATGATTTATTACAAGGATGGCAAACCAGAGGGTATTGCTGTTGAATTTGCAGACGTGTTAATCAGAATGGTTGATACCTGTGCTGCATATAATATACCGATTGAAGAAGCGTTGAAAATTAAGTCAGAGTTTAATAAGACTAGGTCTTACAGACACGGGGGCAAGATAGCATGACACGAGCCGAAATCATTGAATGTGTACGAAAACTAAACGATATTCTGGACCAGTATGACCTTAAATTGGTGGGTCCTATCCGCATCGTAGATGGTTTTCAACCTATTAAAGTTACCAACCATGATGTTTACGAATGATTCCTAATGCCATCTTAATATTGAAGACACAATTAAACCAGGACGTGTTCCTGCCGCTGTGTTCTGAGATTTTAGGAAGGTCGCCTGCTAGAACGGCTGATACTGATGGACTTGTAGACATACGACATTTAATCTCCACAATTTCAAATTTCAGTGAAACACCTGAAACTGATTCTTATGATTTATTGCAATTTGGCTTTTTGATTGTGGCCGACGAACGCGACCTCGCCGAGATATTAGAAGTCGCATCTGGCATGGCATTTGCACTAACAGAGACTATCATACGTGGTATACAAGCTGTCATTATCACGGGAAGCCTGAGACAATGGACGCAAGCGGTTGCCCGTGGGTGCCGAAAGAATCAATCGACATCGATTCGGGCTTGTTATGATAAGATTTACCTAGATTTTTGTCAATTAGGGCTATCGAGTATATTTTGTGCTACGAAACGCGACCTACCAGATCATACCTTTTACTTGACATACGATAAAAGGATTTAAGCATGTTAGATTTTAACTATGATGATGATGATTATTCCGATATTGATTGGTCAGACAATTTCGCTGATATCTATGAAGACGACGAGTGGGACCCAGACGACCCCACTGAAGAGGCGGATGAGTCAATGGACGACGACGATTGGGACGACTAAATGAATATACCATTAAATACGCCAGTAAACATTAAGCTGGAAACGACCACAGCGTCTGGCACCCGTGTTCGAGTGCCTGCCACGATTCAAGCAACTCAATCGTGTATTGAGTTTATCAAATCCCCGTTCTCTTTGAAGGACGAGATTAAAGCCATGCGGCATGCAAGGTGGCTTGGCTTTCAAGATCCACCACGCAAGATCTGGTCGGTTGAAAACTGTCCGCGTAATTGGTTCCAACTACAGTGTTTGATGGGTGAGAATCCCTATGAATGGTTTGAACGTCCGATACAGCAATTTAACTATGACCGTCCTTTGATGGAGCATCAAAAGGATATGTCAAATGCCGGATTGACATACCATTATCAATTGTTTGCGGCTGAGATGGGAACTGGAAAGTCACTTTCAGGGATAGAGTGCTTAGAGAAGTCTGGAAAAAAGAAGTGGTGGTGGGTTGGACCTAAGTCAGGTCTGTATGCAATTGAACGCGAGTTTAAGAAATGGAGTATCAGTACACAGCTTGAGATCGAGTTAATGACCTATGAGGGTCTAGTAAAACGCATGAACCTATGGAGGTCTGGTGATCCGGCTCCAATGGGTGTAGTATTTGATGAAATCAGTCGGTGTAAGACAGCCAAGACGCAGAGAACCCAAGCCGCGCAGGCTCTTGCCGATGGTATCCGACGAGACTGGGGTCTTGAAGGCTATGTTCTTGGTATGTCTGGTACCCCGTCTCCGAAGTCACCTGTAGATTGGTGGTCAGTCTGCGAAATTATTTGGCCGGGATTCCTGCGTGAAGGCGACGAACATAGTTTCAAATTCCGTCTTGGTATCCATCGCAAAGAAGAGGGGGCGATGGGGAATGCTTTCTGGCAACTAGTGGACTGGAGAGACGATGAAAATAAGTGTGATATCTGCGGTGAGTATGAAGACGAGGGTATGCATTCTTGCCGCATTGGCACAGATCTAACAGGACTTGAAGAGGGTACCCATGAGTTTAAACCCTGCAAGAATGAAGTCGCCTATTTAAGTAAGCGTCTGGAAGGTCTGGTTATTGTCAAACAGAAGAAAGACTGCCTTGATTTACCGGAGAAACAGTACAGGCAGGTTTTCTGCAAACCAACACCCACGACTCTTCGAGTCGCAGAATCAATTTTGAAGTCTGCACCGAATACAATCACCGGGCTTACACGGCTGCGTGAACTCAGTGACGGTTTTCAATATCGAGATAAGGTTGTCGGTAAAGAGGCATGCCCTGTTTGCCATGGTAAGTGTACGATGACTTATTGGGTAGACCCTGAAGATTCTGAGCGAGCGTTTACAATGCCTGACATGCTAGATCCAGAGTATGTCGCAACACTTGTTCAGACAGAATTACCGTGCGCTTCTTGTGGCGGTACTGGTGAAGTCGATAAGATCGAACGACAGGTCAAGGAAGTTGCATGTCCGAAGGAAGCCGCCCTGGTCGATCTATTAGACGAGAACGAGGAGTCGGGTAGACTTGTGGTTTTCGCTGGTTTCACGGGTGCCATTGACAGGATTACTAAGATCTGTATGAAACAGGGTTGGGACGTCCTGCGGGTTGACGGACGCGGTTGGATTGTTTATTCGGCTGAAGGGGACGTTTTGTCTGAGCAACCTTTGGACTATTGGGCAGACAAGTCTCACAACCGAGTTGTTTTTGTGGCGCATCCGAAGTCGGGAGGTATGGCTTTGACACTCACAGAAAGCCGGATGATTTGTTTCTATTCAAATGACTACAATCCTGAATCCAGGAGTCAGGCCGAGGATCGTATCCATCGTCCTGGAATGGACATCAATAAGGGTGCAACTATTGTTGATCTGTTGCATCTACCAACAGACCTTAAGGTACTTAATGTGCTGAAGGATAACAGGCGGCTAGAACTTATGTCACTGGGCGAATTCCAAGGCTGTTTTGATGAAGCAGATCAATCATCGACGATGTCTGATTAAGGCCACAAGCTGGGAACTAATCTCCTTAGTCCTAACAACTGTGGTGGCGTACCCATTTACGGCGGACTTAGGCGTTAGCATGGAATTGTCGTCTGCATGTTTGATTGTTAAGATTTTCTTTTATTACTGGCATGAGTGCGCATGGCACCACCTCTAAATTTCTTCACGTCTGATTTGCATCTTGGGCATACCAATATTCTAAAGCATCAACCCAGCCGGGCGGTTGCATTTGGCGACATAGACACGATGGACTATGTTCTAATTGATAGGATCAATCAGACTGTGGGGCGTGACGATATTCTTTGGATTCTAGGAGACTTCGCCTGGAAGGCGTCGAAATATGGACACTATAGACAGCGGATTATTGCCCGCCAGATTCACATTGTTACTGGTAACCACGACACGCATTCACTGCGAAATTATGTGTCGTCAATGAATGATATGGTGTATCGAAGGTTCGACGGGATAAAAGTCCACATGACCCACTACCCTATGCTGTCTTGGCGTGGCAGAAACCATGGGTCGATCCATCTATATGCTCATTGTCACGCGACGGTTGAAGGTCGGGTTCGTGGCAGGTCAATGGACGTCGGTGTAGACAATGCTCGTAGACTATTAGGGGAGTGGCGACCATTTGCTTTTACTGAGATTCTGGAGTTGTTAGATGTTGACCCTGGGAATAGTTAAACTACTGACAGACGAAATACTACCGAGTCTTAAATCAAAGGACTCGGTAGTCTGTTTAGCCAGGAGCGGTATTCTTGGCTGTGATATGGAGGCTACTAAGTCCCATTTACGTGATACCGGTCACACTGTTACCGATGGACCTTATACTGGGAAGGAACTATTCCTCGATCTGGGGTTCACGCGGTATGACGATATCGACTTTATTCCAGACGAGGGAGTGTCGATTGTTCATGATTTGAATCTTCCGTACACGGGAGACTCATATGATTTTGTATTTGAGTGTGGGACCATGGAGCATATTTTTGATGTTGCTCAAGTATTCAAGAATATGATTGCACTCTGTAAGCTGGGTGGGACGGTCTGCCATGTTTCTCCTCTTAACTGGTTGAATCATGGATTCTATAATTTCTCATTGACTGCATTCTACGATGTATACCGCACAAATGGTTTTGAGGATTTCAAATTTTGGATGATGAATTGGCCGCGTAATTATCTACAGGTCGGCTCCTCGGCAGCTATGAAAGTTGATTTTACCCCTGTACAGATTCTACCGCCAGTGGGATCAGACTTTTTGATGGTCGCCTTCACTGCGACCAAGGTAAAGACTCAGAAATTTCAGATACCAACCCAAGCGGCATATGATAAATCATTGGCTTTAAATACTCCTTTACGAAAGCATATATAAACATGAATAGATGCCTAGCCTGCGGCCACCTAGTTTCACGTCATCTTTTTAATCCGGTAAATCAACCACTGGCCGCATTGGGGCTGCCCAAGAGTGAGTCGGAAGCCCTGCATGCTAAGCGGTATCCGATGCGATTTAGAGCATGTGGTATCTGTGGACATGTTTGGAATGTCGAGTTTGAGTATGCGACTGTCCCATATGCTGGTGACTCGAATCGAATGTATAACAGCGGGCTGCTATGGCAAGAGCATATGCAGATGCTTGTCGACAAACTCGCCGATAATAAAGCGATGTGGATCGAGAAGCCGGTGATTGATATTGGCTGTGGCGACGGACAATTCCTTGAATTGTTATCGAAGACGGTTCCTGAAGCCAAGTGCATTGGTTTTGAACCTGGGATCGACGGTGCTAAGATAACAGCATTTCAGTGCGTTCAAGATTATTTCCGCCCTGAGCGTGATCTTGCAAAGTATGAACCTTCGCTTCTTGTTTGTCGTCATGTGTTGGAGCACCTTGAGAATCCGCGAGACTTTGTCGCAGAGATTGCTTTTTACAGCGGCCAATGTGGAATTTCCCCAGTCTTTTTGGCTGAGGTTCCATGCATCGAAAAGGCGTTAGAAACTACCCGTGTTTCAGACTTCTTGTATGAGCATGTATCTAACTTTACGTTGAATAGCTTGTATGCGATGTTTGGAACGTCTGGTTTTAAACTTCTTGAGACTTCACGACTATACGGGGACGAAGTTGTGGTTGGATTCTTTCAACCACACGAGGACGCCTTAAAACAGAATCACCGCATGACCAATAAATTTGTATCCCAAATTGAGTCCCTAGCGGTAACGATTCGATCAAAAGTGGATCAACTAAGAAATGTGGTGCTCTGGGGAGGCACTGGCAAGAGTGCCGCGTTTATTAACATGTTTGAGTTGGATGCCGCCCACTTCCCGACGGTTGTCGATTCAGATCCATGTAAAGCCGGTTTCTATGTTCCTGGTGCCGGTCAGAAAATTCAAGACCCATCTGTGATCGCCGAGGTCCCGAATCCTACAATTATCATTACCACAGCGTGGCGCGCCGAGGATATTTATGCTGAAATCCAGAGACGTGGAATTAAGTATAAGAGTTTACTAGTCTTTAAAGACGGAGCATTGAATGAGTATACCCCAACTTAGTTTGGATGAGTGCTATCCGCTGTATAAAAACCAGGACTGGACTAGACTTGCACAGAAGTTTATTGATGTGTTTCGATACTTCAATGAACATTGTTATGTCCAGTTTAGCCGCGCTGAAAAAGTTCAATTTGATACCTGTATATCAACATTTTTCTTCTTGTTTTCACAGCCAGATTTTCAGGTACCGGCTGAGTATGCTCGGGTGTTCATAAATGTCAACCATGTGATTACAAATTTAGCCATGTCCTCGTCAGTTGGGTCAACCTTGCCCGCATTGACGCGGGTGGCGAATCAAGACAATAACTATGTTAAGTTGCTAACCCTAGCTACCTGTCATACACCGTTAGATGTGGATATCGATGCATTGTTCGAACCGAATCCAGAACTAACGTCCATTTGGTGGTTGAACTATCAAACCGCTGCCGCAGGTACGTTGTCGAGGGAAGTTCATGACCGTGTGGTCCACCAGTTGCAGCGGCTGCCGAAGAGATTCATACTTCCTGACTTTAGAACTGCTCCGCTCTATTTTCAGTGTACATACTTTTCACCAGATACAGATCATATAATTAAGGCAGAGTTGAATCGACAAATTCGAGGCAAACTCGCAAGCGCAAAGGTAACAAGTGCCCCTAAAAATACGGTTGCAATCATAACAGATAGGTGGCAACCCACAACTGCTGTATACAAGAGTTGTTACCATCAGATTGAGGCCCTATCAAAACGGTATGATCTTACCTTGGTTCACTTCTCCGAGGACACTGGAAATAAGATAGATCGAGGTTTATTTAAGGCAACGAAGCGTGTCTATTTGGAACCAGACATGAAGCGTCTGAATTTTTCAGAGATCAAACACAATGATTTTAAGTTTGCCTATTTCCCTGATATTGGGATGAACTACGAATCTGTTTGCCTGTCTAACATGCAAGTTGCTCCGATTATGGCCACTGGATATGGGCATCCAGTAAGCACGTTTGGGTCAAAAGTGGACTACTTTATTGGCGGCTTGGACGCGGAGGTGCCCGACCTAGCGGAACGAAATTACAGTGAACGATTGGTTTTGATACCCGGAATAGGAGCACATCCAGTATTCCCAAACTATACAAAAAAGAATCCACAACCAACGAAGTTTATCATTAACTGTTGTTGGACTGCCCCTAAAATTAACTATCCGATGATGTCGGCATTGAGAGAAATCAAGAGACGGTCGTCAAAACCGATACATTTTAACTTCTTCCCGTCGTGGACAGTTAGTCGATATCAAGCGGCTGTACCCTTTTTGAAGAACATGGATACCTTCTTCAAGGGGGACGTAACCGTTTATTTCGATACACCCTACCAACAATACCTTGAATTATTGGAGCAAGGGCGTTTTTCACTTGACTCGCATCCATTTGGCGGGTATAATACCGTGGTGGATTCTTTGTTTGTCGGTTGTCCGGTTGTAACAATTGAAGGGACTAGGTTCTTTAATAGGGCCTCGTCTGCTTTGATGCGAAAAGTTGGACTCTCTGATTTAGTCACCACTCTTGTAGACGACTATATCGGGGTTGCAGTTGAGCTAATCGATAACGATCATGAACTTCAGGTTCTGCGCGACCAGATTGCTAGCACGGATCTTCGGACTCTACTGGTTGATAATACGGAACCGGAGTATTTTGCTGAGGCCATAGACAACTTGATTAAGAACCATACTGGCTACAAGGCTGAAAATAGCCGAAAGCCAATCATTTTGGCATAAGAAATGCACTAAAGGAGACTTATGAGCGAATTACAAATTACAGCGGTAACTATTGATGAAATTCTTCCACATCCCAATGCCGAACGTCTCGATTTGATTCGAATCGGTGCTTACACTGTCTGCGAGCAGCGGGGTAAGTATAGTGTAGGAGATATTGTCGCACACTTTCCACCAGACATTTTAATCCCGAATACGATTGCTAAGCAGCTTGGTGTTGAGGGTTATCTTAAAGATGCGATCTACCCTGGGGACGCGTATAAAAGTAAGTGCCGTGTCGCAGCTATCCGATTGCGCGGTTGTGCGTCCTTTGGCTTTTTAGTGCCAACACGATGGGCAGCGGTTAAGGACGACAATCTTACGGCTAGATTTCATGGTGTAAAGTTTGAACCCAACGAACCAGCTTGGTATAAGCAGGGCGAATGTGCTACACGAGATCCACGATTTCATGAGTACACGGATATCGAAAACTTTCGGAATGCTAATTATACCGATGCGATTCCAGACGGGACTCCAGTTCGGGTGACTGAAAAGATCCACGGAAGTAATTCTCGTGTCGGTATTATCGACGGGGAATACATGTGTGGATCACATAATTGTGCGAAGAAGGAGGCAGAGAATTCGCCTTGGTGGGCCCCTCTAACTGAGGATATGAAAGCCATGCTGAATTGTATCTCGGAAGGTGGCCACAATGTTATTGCGTTTGGTGAAATATTTGGCTCTAAAGTTCAGTTTATGGATTACGGCGTTATCGGTAATGGTGGATACCTATTGTTTGATATTTCTGTAGACGGTCAGTATTTGAACTGGGAGCAAGTTAAATACTATGCAACCCGATTCTGTATCCCAGTCGTTCCGCTTTTGTATGAAGGTCCATTCAGCAGGGATCTAGTTGATAAGCTTGTCGATGGCCCTACAGTTGTGACAGATGAAGTTCACTCGACATTTAAAGGCAGGGAAGGAATCGTGATTACTCCACTGGAAGAAGCATACAGTAAGCATCTTGGTGGCCGGATGATTCTAAAGGCGGTTTCAGTAGATTATCTTGAAAAGAGAAAATCGGACTCACACTAGGATGCAAAAGAATACAATACAGAAATTTGTATCAGAGTACGTTGGCAACGATCTTGCCAGGGACTTGGCTAATTTCATTGCCAAGTGCGAAAACATCAAGCAAGAAAGGGATCTTTTAAACCGTGAACTTGGAAAAATTCAGGGGGGAGTTTTCTCGTAAGAAATATGAGTGGGAGAAAAAATATCGAAGTTTCCAAAACTCTTGCCCCCACGCTGAAATTAGTTTAGTAGTCGATCCTTCCGGTGGCAATGAATCATACACACAATGTACCCTATGTGGAAAGGAATTCTAAATGAAACTTAGTGCGAAGAAGGTAATGGATATTAAGGCCCAACTCACTTTGGGAAAATTAACGCAATCAGCGATAGCCAAGAAGTACGGAGTCAGTCGATCTATTATTTCGGATATTGCAACTCGCAGGGCTTGGAAATCTGTTGGCGGGGAGACGGCTGTGAAGCGGGCCGGGGGGCAGTCTAAATCAGAATTTGATCCAACGGACGAACGAATCTTAGAACTCGGCTCAGAGATTAACCATCTTCGTGACGAACGTAGTGTCTTGCAACGGCAGGTTAAAGCCATGTCCAAGACGCACGGCCTATTTAAGGCTGTTACGAATGAGATGGAATCAATAATTAAACCTATGTCGCCTCTTCCTGGCCAATATGTTCTACCTAAAGCCACAAAGATTGAGGAACATTTGGTAATGCACGTTAGTGACGGTCACCACGATCAGATCGTCAAGCCATCTGAATGTGGCAATCTTGAACGCTATGACTTCCGCATTAGTGCGAGGCGGGCTGAACAGTACGTCGATACAGTCATTAAATGGAGTCAGCAAACGCTATCGTCACAGTTTAATTTTCGAACCTTGACTGTACTTGCCTATGGTGACCATACCTCTGGTGAGATTCATGGAAGTATGCAACGATCCTATTTTCGAAACATGTTTAAGAATGCAGCGGCCATTGGTCAATTACATGCTTTGATGTATCGGGACTTGGCTCCGTTCTTTGAGACAGTCAATATCGTGTATGTGTCCGGTAATCATGGACGCCGATCCATGAAGAAGGATTATCATGGGGCACAGGATAACTGGGATTATTTGGTAGCGGATACTGCACGGCAATATTGCCGGGATATCGAGAATATAAATTTTGTCATTCCTGACGCATGGTCAATTAATCTTGATATCGGTGGTATTGGTTTCAGTTGCTTCCACGGTGATGATATTCGTAGTCAATTGGGTGTGCCTTGGTATGGTATGGAACGTAGACAGAATAGAATAACTGCTCTGACGTCAATGCAGGGTGGCAATCGAGTGCGATATTTCTGTTGTGGTCACTTCCACCGACCTGCGACTCTTGGTCAGATGGACGGCGAGTTGCTTATCAACGGACCTTGGGTTGGTACCGATGCCTTTGCATACAATGCTCTTGGTGCCTACACGGAACCTACACAACTTTTGCATGGAGTGAACGCAAAACACGGAGTCACATGGCGTCTTCCTGTTCAGTTGCGTACTGAGAATGAACACTTAGGTCCGAAGCGATATAAGATTCCACTGATGAATGAGGTTGGATTGTAGGCATATTTTCTGTATCTTTGAAAGGTTCAAGTCAATGGCAACAAATCAGAATGATAGTGAGCAGCAATACAATCAGAGTTTGCTTCGGACGCGACAAGCTTGGCCTCTAAGTAAGAAAATTCAGTTCACGAAAGAAAAGATCAAGCAATGGTATAATCACTATAACGGATGCGTCTATGTGGCATATAGTGGTGGTAAAGATAGCGATGTCTTACTACACATTACTAGGTCTCTGTTTCCAGACGTGGTTGCCGTCTTTTCAAATACTGGTCTTGAATGGCCAGAGATCGTGGAGCATGTTAAAAAAGTTCAATGTAACTATAGTACATCCTAGCAAGTCGTTTAAGAAGGTATTAGACGATCACGGATACCCCGTTATTAGTAAACGAGTTGCACGCTATATAGAAGATTGTCAAAATCCAACAGACAAAAATCGTGCCACACGGATCTTGCGCCTTACCGGTAGCACCGTGGCTGGTAAGCCTATCCCTTCAATGAAACTTTCGAATAAGTGGCGATTTTTAATTGATGCCCCCTTCAAGGTATCCGCCAAGTGTTGTGGTGTAATGAAAAAAAAGCCATTAAATGCTTACCAGCAGAAGACAGGTTTCGCCGCCATATCGGGTGAGATGGCTGCGGACTCATCGGATAGGGAGAAAACATACCTTAGGGGTGGGTGTATAAATTTCTCTGCACAGCATCCAAAGGCGACACCACTCGCAATCTGGACCCAGCAAGATATCCTTCAATACTGTGTTGAACAGGATATCAAAATTTGTAGTGTCTACGGGGATATTGTCAAAACAAACTCAGGATTCGAATTAACCGGTCTAAAGCATACTGGATGTATGTTTTGTATGTTTGGTTTACAGTATGAAACTGGCGAGAATCGATTTCAGCGCATGAAGCGTACACACCCGCGCCTTTGGAATTATTGTATGACGAAACTAGGGATTGCCCGTGTTCTGGAATACTTAGGAATTGCAGCCCAATGACCCTCACTGACCAGTTGCTACAAAAAGCTGAGTTGCATCTTACGTCCTCAACAGATCTTGACAAAGACGTCAAGACTCTAAATCTCTTGTCCACTGTGATGCCTCGTGTGTTTCCTCGTCCTGACATTGTTTACACAACTAACACAGAGTCAGAATATCCGGTGGTCCTGCTTTATCTGTTGAAGCTGGGTGAGCAGAGTGAGCCACTTCGGAAACTTTTGAGTATGACATTTGGAGCAAATGATTGGGAATGTGAGTTAGAAAACAAACTCCTCAGTCTACGTACGACCTGTATGGTGGGTGACCTTAATGTTACTCTTAAAATTGTAGGGGCTGATACAGAGAATTATACAATTCTCAACCCACAATCTTGTGGATTGAAGCTAGTCGGCAAACTTGCGTGTCGTAAGTTTATGCCTTGGGACATTCTACGGGATGACGCCACACCAGAGATACTGGTTGAGACTTGTTATACCAAAGGTCTTGAGTCTTATACAGCAAACAGACAAGCTAAGATTCTGAGTGAATTAGCACATGTGCTGCCAGAACTTCCAGTTGCAGACGGAGTTGCTGCCGGATTCGGCCTAAACCATGACGCTGACATTACTTACGTTGATGATCCTAAAGGCAAGAAGCGTGCTTATTTGGATAATGCCCTAGGATACACGGGTTGGGCAGCCATTGTCGATAAGAAGACAGCGGTATGCAGTTTGCATACAACACACGACATTATTTGTCGCTTTGGCACACTGAGACTACGGGTGTCGATTGTGAATGCGTGCCTGTCGAAGGAAAAACTCTTCCTTATGCTCGATCTTCCGAATGTACTGGTGTATCGAGCAATACGAAACACAGATCCCGATTATAAGGCAGTAACACGTCAGTTAGGTGTTAAGAAATGACTTTTGAGGAAGCGGCTCTCTGCCTGAAAACCACCCACAACTTACTCGAAGAGGCGAAGATTCTTGCGTCCTTTGAACCGAGACGCCGCAGTAAACACGGCTTGACTCTACGGGAAATTGCCCACAAGCTAGGTAAGACGTATTCATGGGTTCGTAGGCGGTTGGCTCTACTACAACTACCAGAAGCGGTGCAAAAAGCCGCCGCTGAGGGCGTGCTGACGGTTACAGATTTAGACGTTATCACTAGTGGTGAAAAACGACTCTGGAGGCGTACAGCGGCCAGAGTGTTAAAAGATATTGACGAGGGGCGTAGGACGTCGCACCTAGACTCCCGGAGAAAATGCACTAGGCAGACTCCCGCCCGAATGCGACAGATGTTAGTCTACCTAGCCAATAAGCAGATAGGTGGACTGCCTGCTAGGATGCTTGTGTGGTGTATGGGGCGTCTACCCGATAGTGAGATATATACAGACATAAAGGAATACGCCAATGACACCGACTCAGATCGAGATGGACCGGTACTTGAGTGACGGGGTAATCGAACCCTCTAAGTTGCCTGCCGATACTGTGCTGTTTGTTGAAACTAATGCCAGGATCTTTGAATTTCAACTACTAACGGGGGGTAAGGCTATTGTTAGAAGTACAGGTGGCGAGTTCCAGAAGAACCAACCCTGTCAAATTGTTGGGGGATTGAGTAAGGATGGCATAGTTTTTGCTGATAAGATTGTCAAGGAAAAGCATTTAATCATTGCTTTACCTAAGGGAAGGCATGTCACCGGGTTAGTACGGGCGGCAAGTTTGCAAGGTCCTGGCTGGTCTTATGAGATGTGGCAAGAATGAAGAACGACTATATCTACCTGGACACAGAAACCTGCGGCCTGCATAGCATGATGGTGCTATTACAGTGGGCCGAGGGCGACGGTGAAATTCACCTGTGGGAAGTGTGGAAAGAACCGGTCCAAAGGACACTGGATTTAATTGAGTACATCACAAAACACGCGATTGTCGGATTCAATCTCGTGTTCGACTGGTACCACATTTCCAAACTCTACACGATTTGGAATCTTCTGCCAAGAGACTGGATACCTGAGCAGCATATCAATGAAATTGCGCAGGTCGAAGGCAAGGGTATGGATGGCCCCTGTGTCAAACCACTTGCGGCATGCGACCTGCTTTTGTACTCACGCAAGGGGCCCTATCAGTCTTTGATGGCCCGCGAAGACATTCGCATCAAGCGGGTGCCAACTTCTTTGGCTTACGCCTTGGCACAGGAACTTGAAAAAACAATCGAGTTTGATGGGATCTATTTTGCTAAGACGGCTGACAAGACTGCTCCTCGCTGGAGAGTTTATGATATTGTTTCAAAGAAAGGCATTGTTAATCAAGAGTTCAAAGACGTTGTCTTGAAATTCAATGCGGCTGGTGGTCTGAAATTCCTTGCAGAATACGCCCTCAACATGCCGCCCAAGTATCACTACGAGGACGTTGAATTGGATTCTAGCTGGCGTCCATATGAGTTGGGTTATGCGCCCACAGCTCTGGCAGTAGCTAAGGCACCGGATTGGGAATGCTACAGTGATGAAGGTAAGCTTATTGGCATGGCATGGCCAGCCCTAATTTCAGAACATATTCGACATTGGAATGAGAACGAGCCCGCACGAGAATACGCGCGGGATGACGTTGTTTATACACGCCTACTGTGGGAACATTTTGGCAAACCAGAGGCGGGTGATACAGACAGCGAACTAGCCTGCATGGTTGCGTCAGTCAGGTGGCATGGCTTCAAGATCGACATTCCAGGCATTGAAGAATTGCTCCAGCACGCGGTTGCTGTGGTAGCCAGATCACCGATTAATATCAATCAGCCCCCGTCAGTCCGAAAATATTTGGCTGAGTGCATGGATGATATGGAGCAGTTGATAATCGAGGATAGCACAAAAAAGCAGAACATCGAACAGGTTGCGACCTGGATGATTGAGGAAGAGGAACAATGCACTAAGTGCGAGGGACTTGATCCACATTGCCTACGTTGCAACGGTACCGGCAGGTTGTTTATTGGGGCGCATCCAGCAGCAGTCCGAGCTACTGAAATTCTTGGAATCAAAGAAGCTGCGAAGGAAGTTGAGTTGTACACTAAACTCCTGCGTGCTGGAAGATTGCATGCTGGCTTCAAGATTATTGGCACCCTGTCCTCGCGCATGTCTGGTGACGCAGGGCTAAACGCTCAAGGTATCAAACACGCTCATAATGTCCGTCAGATGTTCCCACTAGCGTGGGATGGTATGGTTTTGACTGGTGGTGACTTTGATGCGTTCGAAGTCACGATTGCGGACGCCGTCTTCGATGACCCAGCACTCCGACAAACACTTTTGGACGGCAAGAAGATTCACGCCCTCTTAGGTGTGGAGTTATACCCTGGCAAGACCTATGAAGAGATTGTTGCTTCGGATGGTGCGGAAGCCCCATTGATCGATTTCTACACACGTTCTAAGCAGGGGATGTTCGGCTTCTTGTACGGTGGTGACCACACAACCTGGAATAAGAAACTCAATATCCCAGAGGAGCAAGCAAAGAAAGCCTATGATAAGTGGTGCGCCAAGTACCCCGGCATTGGCAAGTCGCGTATGAGAATCTTTGATGATTTCTGCTCAATGCGACAGCCAGCCGGTATTGGTAAGCAAGTAATCTGGAAAGATCCGAAAGACTATGTTGAATCCTTCCTAGGTTTTCGACGATACTTTACGTTGGAGAACCGTGTCTGTAAAGCATTGTTTGATTTGGCAAACAAGCCGCCAGCGGCTTGGAGCAACGCTAAGGTGCGAGTTTTGCGGCGTGACCGGTATCAACTGCCTGTAGGTGCAACTCAAAGCGCCCTCTTTGGATCAGCATTCCAGATTCAAGCTGCAAACATGCGAGCTGCCAACAACCACTTGATCCAGTCGCCCGGTGCTCAAATAACAAAAGAGACACAAAGAAGCATTTGGGACTTGCAACCTGTGGGTGTCCACGAATGGTATGTTGCACCTATGAATGTCCACGATGAAATCAACTGTGTAACGCATCCTGATTATGTGGAACCAGTAGCTAAGGCTGTGGAAGCCACCGTTGAATCTTACCGTAAACAAGTTCCGTTGATTGGTATCAAGTGGAATCTTGAGATGTCGAACTGGGCGGAAAAGAAGTCTGGTTCAAGTGTAATGCACGTAACCTGGAAGAAATAGCATGCGATTCAAATTGAATAAGAATGATACTACTATTGAAGAACACTCTAAAGATATTGAGGCAGTATTTAATATGCCCTCCGTGGAGGTTTATCGAATAATTATGCAGGCATTATCTGACTCGAAGTGTATTGCTGGCCTAGATTATAATCTACAATCTAGTTATGTATTTGTACCAGATATGGAGAAATCATGAGCACTGTCAGTTGTAGAAATGTGAGTGATGTATATGACGGTGCCACGGAAGTTACTGCTACCTTCAGCTTTCATGCCTCCAAAGGTGTATAGACTTCTAATAGCAGCCCTCGAAGAAGCTAATCTTAAACCAGGACGGGATTACATGTTAGAGACGGTTCACCGTTTTGATTCGCGTCTAATTGACGCACTGAAGCAAGAATACGCATTACGTTGGAGTTAGTATGGGTCTATATAATCTAGTCTTAAACTACCTAGCGGACAATGAGAAGCTTTTGCGGTTGTTGTCATTGGCCGTCCACAGTAGCAAGGTTGATGACATTCCATTTCCAACCCACAAGGTGCTGGATTTTGAAGATTTGAAACCTGGGGATAGAATCAAGATTACCTGGATGTCACCATATCGGATTGATTATGGTTTTGTTTTTACGCTACCGGGACTTATTGACGAGTTCTTAGTGCAGATTCCAATGAATGAGGACGACGAGAGTACACAAAGTTGGTATGTTTTAAAGCATCTTGCTTTAGCAGCAGCGTTAATTGAAAGGGACATATAATGGAAGAAGACATTCGAGATTTACTAGCAACTATGACAACACGCCAGATTCGGGCGTTGGCCAGCCAGAATGGCATCGAAGAGTGGGCCACTGACGAGATCAGCGCATTGAAGAGACGACTGGTGAAGATTTCAGACACCAGGGATCTATTTGGAGAGCAAGAGTAATGCGATTTCATCTTTTCGGCTTGGCGAATATTCCGACTCGTAAAGAAAATACTTACGAGCCTATGACACCGTTGGTTTGGAACATGGCCAAGATGCTTATGGACCACGGGCATCAAGTGGTCTTTTACGGGGCTGAGGGAAGCAATCCACCTTGCACCGAGTTTGTCAATATTGTGCCAGCCGAATTGTTGCCAACCGGACTAGTGATGGGTCCGTATGGTGTACCAGCCGCAGCCTGGAAGAATGACTTCAATAGTCATACGTGGCAGACGTATATTTCAAAGGGCCGCGAGGCTCTTAGGCAGAGATATCGAACAGGGGATATCTCTCTGATTAGTTTTGGAACCTATCAACGTTTCGTAGCGGAAGAGTCAACTCTACACTGTGAGTTTATGTGCGGTTATTCAGGCATCTTCACACATCACAAGGTCTTCCCTTCCAGTGCTTGGATGCATTACCTATATGGTGAACTAAAAATGGAGCGGAGTCCAGCTTGGGGTGACTCTGTTATCCCGCACTATCTCGATATCGACGAATTCCCTTACCAGAATCAAAAAGGTGACTACCTGCTCTGCCTTGGACGCATTGACAAGGACAAGGGTACGGATATTGCTATTGATATCGCTAATCGGACTGGTTCAAAGATTATTGTAGCTGGGGTCGATATGGTAACGCACGATATTCCAGCGTGGGTTCGCAATATACCGGGCGACGTGGAATTTGTTGGCTATGTCAATACTCAACGCCGACTTGAACTCTTGAAAAATGCCAAAGCATTGCTACACCCCTGTCGTTGGTTAGAACCATTCGGTATGGTCTTAATCGAAGCTCTCGCGTGTGGAACACCGGTAATCTGTAGTGACTGGGGTGCCCTACCTGAAATAGTGGAACAGGAAGTTACCGGTTTCTGTTGTCGAGATATGGCTGAATTTGTGCAAGCAGTAAGAGACGTACAGTATATCCATCCACTGCATTGTCGACAGGCCGTTGAGCGTGAATATACTCTCGATATTGCCTATGAACGGTACATGCGATATTTTAAGAGGCTACAGAAACTTCTTGGTGGTGGATGGTATGAGACGAAAGGAATCTGGCGTGGAGCAGACGTGGCGGCACGAGTTAAACAGTTGGGCCAGGATGGAACAGTCCACGGGGTTGAGATTGGTGTTGATCGTGGGGCTTTGTCTGGATATTTACTCACTGAAGTCCCAAATCTAAAACTCTACATGATTGATCCGTGGTGTATTTTCCCTGATGACTCGACGTACACTCAATCGGGAGATCTAGTTACAGCCCGCACTCAAGCACAACGAGAGGAGGACTACCAGGAAACTTTACGAGTAACAGAGCATGCCGCAGATCGTAGGCGCATTTTCAGAAATCTGGCAAGTGAGGTAGTTGATCGCTGTGCCCCTGAATGTATGGATTTTGTCTTTATTGACGCTGACCATTCATATGAAGGTGTAAAATCAGACATTGAGGCATGGGCTTCCAAAGTTAGGCCCGGTGGGTTGCTGTGTGGTCATGACTATGGTATGGAGACGTGGTTCCCTAATTGGGGTGTTACTCGGGCAGTTAATGAATTCGCAGCAAGTCGTGGGAAACAAATTGAACTTGGTGCAGATTGGACATGGTTTATAAGGATGTAATAATGGATAATAGTGCAAGAGATCTGGGTGCAATTGACGTGTCCGTGCATCATATGATGCTGGATTTTCTTCGGCTTAAGGATAAAGCACGAAAACTTATGTACTGTGACAAACTTTTCGCGCATCTCATAAATCGGGCGAAAAAGCTTGGCTATACTGACGAGTTTATCTCGCAAATGGGGCACTTTCTACTGGATGAACTTGAACGGCAGCAAGATAGATACAAGGAACTCTGGGAACAAAATAAACAGGACGCTGAATATATCTCATTCGTCTTCGATAAGTTGTAATGGATAAACCCAAAATTCGCAAAGCACATGGCCCTGAGTATAGAATACAACGTGAGGTTGTAAAGTTTCTACGTCTGTATGGTTGGCATGTTGAGCGACTTGTTGGTATGGAGTGGCAATCAGGTCTGCCGGATTTATTTATTTGCCACAAAGATTATGGTCTCCGATTTCTAGAGATTAAACAAGAAGATCATTACCGGTTTACCAAAGCACAGAAATCAAAGTTTCCTGTTCTAATGGATAATGGAGTCGGGATATGGATCATGACGGAGGCTACGGAGGAGCAATATCAGCGTCTGTTTAAGTGTCCGAATTTATGGGATTACTTAGATAGGGCTGCCTGCTTAGAATACGAAGATAATATTGACGAATGGTTAGACAACATTAACGAGGAGGAGTGACAATGCCGGTCCATGCTACGACAAAGAATGGCCGCCCTGCCTACCAGTGGGGCAATTCAGGAGCAAAATATACCTACACACCAGGAAACGTTGCAAGTCGCAAGAAGGCTAAACAGAAGGCTATTAACCAAGGTCTTGCGGTAGCGAGAGCAACGAACACAAAGCCAGAACTATGATCCTTCGCCCAACTAAATGGTCATGTATGCCTATGGCTTTCGCTAGGGCTTTAGGCATGCCATTTGCTCTATTCATACAAGAGATTGGTCATGATGGAAGCGACGTTGTCTTCGATGACGAAGTGACACATCGTGGTTTCCATATCCAGGAATGTATAGACGTTTGCCTAAGGCATGGTTTTGCTTGCACGGAAATACAAGGTTATTTTGGTGCCATCCCGTATGTGGGTTCCACTGAAGTTAAACCTGTCTACTCGCAGCGGGTTTGTGAGGAGCGGTTCAAATACTACCTCGACAATTACTCAGGTGTTATTGCAGGGCATGTACGACGTGACAATGGGACAATAGTTGGTCATGCTGTTTATTGGGATCGAAACAATATTTATGATTCTCGGGGTCATGTCTACAACCTCTCAGATACATCGAAGTATAACTTCGAACCCCAGACCTTTTGGATTTTAACACGAATGCAAACAAATGTCTAAGCGGTGCTGGAAGATTGACAATCCGTTGTTTGACTCTTTGCCTAAATACAATAAGGTAAGAATTCAGTCATTATTAGATAGTCGACGGTCCGCAAACCGAGAGGATTTAATCCTAGGTCTACTAGCTATCTCAAAGATCATTCTTAAACAGTATATGGTTAAGAATCTCGCGGTCGGAAGGAATCTCGACGACCTCATCGGCGTCCTGACGTTGCGAACATGCAACTGGGTTGATACTATTTGTCAACATGATGACTTAGTAGACTCGTCATATTACTGGCAACTAATTAAGAATGAGATACGTGATTATCAACTCGATCCGAGCAATCAAAATGTATCTGGCAACTGGATCAGGAAGCAAGTAGGAGCTGGCAAGAAAATGCCCGTTCGCGTCTTTTTGAAAGACGACTTGATTCAAATTAACCCAACCGAAATTTTTGATTTTGAAGATATCCTCTTGACATTGGCTGAAACGGATACAGAACGAGATATTATAATCTTGAGATTTCACGGTCTCATGGACGGAGAAATAGCAGACAAACTCCGTTTAGAGAAAACATTAGTGTGGCGTATCCGTGTGGGCCTAGAAAAACGATATGAAATGTATATACAGAAGGAAGTATTATGAGATTGCTTACGATCACTGTTCTATTTTTGTGCTATGTTGTTTCCGTGTATGGGCTTTTGAATTACACCTCACGAATTGAACGGGACGCTGTTTCGACGCAAGCGAGTTATGCAGCCGCAGAGGTTCTCTGTTCTGTTGAAAGCCGACTCAATCGTACAGAGGGGAAACTTGTTCGTTACGCTGAGACGATTAAACAACTTACCGAGACTAATCAATTGCAAGAATCGGCCGTGGTAGACGCAGCCAAATCGTTGAAAGAGGTATCAGATCACAATGCGGAGTTGCAATTGCAGTTGGACAAGACACAAGCTAGAATCCTAGATAAAGGGGAGGAACTTACACAAGCAAAGAAAGAAATAGCCGAACTCAAAAAGAAGATTGATGAACTCGAAAAGAAACTGGCTAAAAAGAAGACTAGCTAGAAAGGCGGAATAATGAGTACAAAAGTATCATTTGCACAATCTATAATGGATCGCACATACGCGCATCCAGTGGAGGAAGAAGAACGACTCGAAACTTGGGACGAGATTGCTGCCCGAGTGACAAAGAATGTCATGAAGGCTGTCGGAGTGAATATGCGTCAGCGTCTTGCTCAAGACATCCAACGTTTTATTTCGGAGAAGAAACTAATCCCTGGCGGTCGATATTTGTATGCCGCAGGTAATCAAGTTCATCAGACTCAAAATTGCCTCTTGTTAAAGGTGCATGATAGTCGAGAAGGCTGGTCCGAACTCCTGTCGAAGGCCAGCATGGGGTTGATGACGGGTGCTGGAATAGGAGTGGATTATAGTGACATCCGACCTGAAGGTGCGCCAATTCGAAAGACTGGCGGGGTTGCGACTGGACCTATTTCCTTAATGCAAATTGTCAACGAGTGTGGGCGGGGAATCATTCAGGGTGGGAATAGGAGATCGGCTTTATGGGCTGGTTTACGTTGGAGTCATCCTGACGTTCACAGGTTTATTCGGATAAAGAATTGGCCACCTGAAATACGGGCTCTGAAAGAAAAGGATTGTAGTTTTCCTGCCGTTTTGGACATGACAAATATTAGTGTCCAACTCGACGACGAATTCTTTGAAGCCTATCAAGACGACGAGCACCCACAGCATGCCATGGCACGCAGTGTTTACTGGGCCTGTATCGATCAGATGTTGAAGACAGGTGAGCCCGGTTTCTCGGTTGACGTTGGTAAGAATAGTGGCGAGACTCTGAGGAATGCGCCACTCAGTGCAGACACCTCAGTATTGACTAATGACGGTTACAGGCCGATACGCGAACTTATTGACATCCCTACGACATTATGGACGGGTCAACAATGGGCTTCGAATGTTGTGTTTACCAAGACTGCGAGTCAGATCTCGACTCTTAAGGTCAATATCTCGGGAGGGCGCAGCATTAAGGCCGATCCTACCCACGAATTTTTTGTTGAAAATTGGACTGGTCGTGGTAGTTCACGGCGTCTTCTTTCAATAGAAAAGAAACCAGCCAGTGAGCTACGACGCGGGGATATATTGGTTGTGAGCCTACCGTCAAGTACGCCACAACCCTTTGACACGACTGCCTATACTCTCGGATTTTTGTTTGGTGACGGATCGATTGGGGCAGCGGGTCAAGGTGAGATTACACTCTGTACCGACGAGAAGAAGGTACTCGTAGATTATTTTGACGCAGGGTTAATTTCATCCATAACTAATCCGGATACCCGAGGATATACACGTGTCTATTTTCGATGCGGATCATTTTCTCAGTATACGAAAACACAATACCCTCGTATTTCTCGTGATGCTCTACCTTCATGGATCGCCGGTGTCTTTGATGCTGATGGCAACTATGATAAGGAGAGACAGTGTGTTCGTCTAAGTGCTTCGTATGAATTTCTTGAGAATATGCGACGGGATCTAGAGAGTCTAGGGGTTCTAGCAACAATAACTAAAGCTGGAAAGTCCGGCTACACTGGTGCACAATGTTATCTTCTGTGCATAATGGCGTCCTCGTTAGAAAAATTTCAACAATTAATCCCGACAAAACGGTTGGAACTACAACTTGAGGGATATACGCCATACCGAGAGAGTAAGGTCCGTATATTGGGGTTAGAGCCTGGGCCACAGGAGGACGTGTTTTGTTGTGACGTTAAATGTGACGAGCACTCATTTGTCGCCGAGGGCGTATTGGTATCAAACTGTGGTGAGGTCGCAAGTCGGGAGACAGACGAGATCTGTAATCTTACGTCTATCAACTTATCGAGGGTTGAGAGCCTTGAAGAATTCAAGCAACTTATTGACGTTGGCACAGCATTCTTGCTCGCAGGTTCGGTGTATTCAGACGTACCATATAGTGACGTCGATAAGATGCGGAGTAAGAATCGTCGACTAGGGCTTGGACTTATGGGTGTTCATGAGTGGTTACTCGTCCGTGGTAAGCAGTACGGGCCAGACGAAGAACTTGGTCAGTGGTTATCTCACTATGCCAAATCTGGTAAGTATGCGAATCGTTGGGCAGACGAGTGGGGGTTGTCGCATCCAAAGAAGACCCGTGCAATTGCTCCGAACGGTACGACTAGTATTGTCGCCGAAACAACGGGTGGCATCGAGCCCATTTTTTGTGTGGCTTACAAGCGTCGTTATCTAAAGGGGGACCAACAATGTTATCAGTATGTTGTTGATCCGTGTGCTAAACGTCTGATTGAGCAAGGCATAAAACCGGAACTCATTGAAGACGCCTATACACTAGCCCAAGATGTTGAGAGGCGGGTTGCCTTTCAATCTTGGGTTCAAGGTTATGTCGATCATTGTATTAGCAGTACGATCAATATGCCCGCGTATGGGACCGAACTCAACAATGCCGATCTGATTCGTCCATTCGGTGCCATGTTGATGCGATACCTACCCAATCTCCGGGGTATTACATGCTACCCTGATGGAAGCCGTGCAGGCCAGCCTCTCTCACCTGTGCCATATGCCGAGGCTATTCAGCATGAGGGTATTGAAATGGTTGAGGAATCGATGAATGTATGCAGTTTGAGAGGGGGTAGTTGTGGAGATTAAGAACCTACTTAGACAGGCGTATTTATATGGGGACTGGTTTAGTAGGGACAAGAGTACGCACTTAGGTGCGATACTCGTTGACGCTACTGGTCAGATGGTAACCGCAGGGATCAATACCTTCACAGACGAGCACCAAAGGGACGTGGAAGAAAATTACTTTCGACCACGGAAGTATAAGGTAACTGAGCATGCCGAACGAGCAGCCATTTACCGAGCAGCCCGGCATGGTAAAGCTACACTTGGCTTGACTCTTATTTGCCCGTGGGCGTCGTGTCCTGACTGTGCAAGGGCTATTGTCTTGGCTGGTATAAAGGAAGTGATCGGCCACAAACAGGCATTTGATAGGACGCCAGATCGTTGGCGGGAAGAGATTGAAATAGGGTTCGAAATTCTAAAAGGTGGGGGCGTCAAATATACTTTCTATGACGGAAGGATTGGAGACATTGAGAATTTATTTGACGGGGAGATTTGGTACCCATGATAAAGGTAGTAGAGCCACGATTTTACTGGCCAGAGACAACTTGTTTTGACGCTATTTTGCAACATCTTGAACGTTGCGGCCGTGTTTGCTACAAGTCAGAGGACCGTATTACCGACGACTCAGCTATTCGGTTTGTAAAAATGATTTGTCAGTCTGGGCACGTCAGCGTCTTGGAACACGTATCATTGACTGCTATTATTATATGCAGTCGCGCTTGCTCACATCAACTTGTACGTCATCGTATCGCTGCATATTCGCAAGAAAGTATGCGATATTGTAACTATGGCAAATCTGACAGTTTGCAGGTTGTGTGTCCCCCTTCAATGGGCGTCCCTGTAGGTGAATATATCGTTCGCGAGGACGATATTGTGTTGCCTGTGGGGGTACATTTAAACGCCAATCAGTGTCGTTGGTTACGTCTCCGTCAAGATGAGTACGACGAATACCTATACGAGTTGGCACAAGGTATTTTACCTGAGGACGCGCGGTATAATTTACCCAATGCTACCAAGACTGAAGTAGCGACAACCTTCAATCTACATCAGTGGCGACATGTCTTTAAAGAGCGTGCGCTAAATACCCACGCGCAGTGGGAAATTCGCAACATCTTCTCGGGTCTTTTGTCAGATTTAAAGCCGAAAATCCCGGTCGTTTTTGACGATTTGGTATAACACTTGCTCTTAATTTGACCATGATAAGACGCGAATTCCTAATGTTGGCACATACTCACAGTGTAGGCAAATATAATGTTGCCGGACACTACATCTCCAATAAACTGGACGGCACACGGTGCTTCTGGGACGGCGGGTTAAGCCGTGGGTTGCCAACTGCGACGGTACCCTGGGCAAATATCTATGACCCTAAAACCGGAGATCGTAAGTCTAAAATCAAGCCTGTGGCGTCTGGATTGTGGTCCCGGTATGGCAATCCTATTATGGCACCTGATTGGTGGCTAAATCAACTACCATGTATGCCTCTTGATGGTGAATTATGGGCTGGGTGCGGAAACTTTCAAAAGTGCCGGTCAATTTGCTCGAAGGATGTCCCTGTTTCGAGTGAATGGAGTGCTATGGACTATGCTGTTTTCGGTGGACCTCCTCTGGCATCAATTTTCATGGACGGAAAGATCAACTGCCCACAATTTCGTCTAGAGATCCGTCGCAGTGTCGTTGAGAATTGGGTCATGAACAGACTGGAGTTATTTCCAGATTTCAAGTATATGCCACCAGATGTGCAGTTTGAACAAGAGTTGGCCCTCCTCTGTGCAAACATTCCTTCAGAAGGGCAGATTTATTTGCTGCAACAAAAGCGTATTCCGCTTATCGACGCAGATCAATATGTCGAACAGGAGTTGGAAAAGGTACTTGATATGGGAGGCGAAGGGGTTGTTATACGCGACCCTCTAAGTTCGTGGGTGCCGCAAAGATCACATCAACTTCTTAAGTACAAGCCATATAAAGATGCAGAAGGCATCATTACAGGTTTCACCAGTGGAAAAGAGACTGAACGCGGCTCAAAACATCTTGGAAAAATTGGTGCCCTGATACTGAACTACAAAGATCAGAGACTAGAAGTATCTGGTCTGACAGACGAGGAACGAGAATTCGTTGGGGCCGGTGCTAAAGGTCATGCAAGAGAGCATCCAGGTGAAGATATGCCATCATGGATTCGGAGCAAACACTTTAAAATTGGCCAAACCATTACATTTCGATATGCAGAATTAACGGACGCAAAAATACCCCGGTTAGCCAGATATTTGCGTCACAGGGAAATTGACGAATGAGAAAATTACCATATCTTTCACCAAGTCAACTCGGTCTATTTGAGAGTAATAGGGAAGAATATTACCTCAAACATCTAGCTGAGGTTAGAGCCCCAAAGATTCCACAGGCTACCTATATGGCCATTGGATCGAGTTTTGATGCGTATGTCAAATCAGCATTACACGCCAGTCTCTTTGGTGCTGGTGTTGACCCCAGGTTTGAATTTCAAAGTCTGTTTGAATCACAGGTTGAAGAACAGAATCGGGATTGGGCTCTCCAACATGGAAGTTACGTGTTTGATTCCTACAAGATTTCGGGAGCCTACGACGAATTATTGAAGTTATTGGAACAGAGCAAGTGCGCACCACAATTCGAGTTTACAATTGAAGGCTCAATTGAAAATGTGCCGATGCTTGGGAAACCGGATCTTCGATTTATTCATCAGGACGGTGCTCACATTATTCTTGATTGGAAATGCAATGGATATTGTTCTAAGTCTCCAACCAGTCCTTGTAAGAACTATCGACTTGTTCGTGACGGATGGACTATAGACGTCGCCTCAGCGTCACGTGGGTGTAACCAACCGCATAAGGGGTATGCCCCCATGCAGTGGAAGAATGTTGAAATCCACTCTGGCTGGCTAGAAGAGGCCAGTCTCGACTGGGCCGATCAATTATCGATGTATTCTTGGATGCTTGGAGAGCCTGTAGGCGACGAAAATGTAATTGTCTGTATCGATCAGATTGTGGCTAAGCCTACTGATTGTCGCCCACTTTTGAGAATTGCGAATCATCGTGCTCGTATCTCTTCGGCATACCAAAAGACGGTTATGGAGAGGCTTAAGGTTTGTTGGACAGCAATCGAAACTGGTTATATCTTCACGGATCTGACGCGAGAAGAAAATGACGAACGTTGTGAATTGCTGAATCAACAAGCAATGCGGATTCACTTAGATACACCAGAACAGCAGTACATTAACGAGATAACAAGGCAACCAAAATACAAATGATTGGCGTTCGACCCACCACCAAAACGGACATGAATTACATTTTAGATATTGATCTAAAATGTTTTGAACGCACATGGGAACTTCAGCAGTGGTTGGAATTTGAACGGGACCAGAGTAGTGGTCTTTTGTTGGGGACTTGGAATTCTTTACCGGTTGGTTTTTCCGTCTATAATGCAAATGCAATCAAGAGACTAGCCGTCAAAGAACATTACCGACAACACGGCTTGGGGGAACTTTTGCTTAAAAGCACTGAGATAGTAATCGCAAAGAAATTTGATACAGTTACAATTGCTATTACAGAGAGTGACAACGCAGCCCTGCTCTGGTTGACAAAGAGAGGTTACAAAGCACGTCGTTTGTTGATTGGATCAGGTTTTTACCGAGGCGAAGTAGAAGACGAGTTTTTACTGGAAAAACGATTAAAAGGTACCGAAAATGACACGCATGAGTAAGCATGAGTTCTTTGACTCAAAACCAAATCGAACTAAGCAATATTTGACCCGACCTGAACTTCTTGCTATGAGTCGCGAAGCGGCCAGGAGATTTTTACTGGATAAAGGGATCATCGGTCCCAAACTTAAAAGCCAATGGGAAGTTGACATTGGAGAACGTGAAAAGATTCGCGTTGTTGCGTATACCAAGTCTGAGGCTAGGGCTGAGTTGAAGAAGGAGATGGGGCTAAAACGTCTTCCACCATGCCTAAATATCAAGAGGGTTGTATGAACCAGATTTTAAGTGAGAGGCTTGTCAAAGCGAATTTAACGGGTGAAGTCTTACTTAATGTTTTCGCTCATTTGGAAACAATCATGCGAGAATCAGAATCAGGGCAATCGGCTCTTACTCTGGGATATACAAAAGAGACAGACGATCTACAGGAAGGTGATCTAATACCAACTATCAACTTGGTATTGACGCAGTATCATAAGGACACATGATGGATTATCCGGTCGGAGTTCATATTGAGACCACGGGGCGGTGTAATTCACAATGTTCATTCTGCCCGCATCACATGTCTCCTCGTAGACATATGGATATGTCTCCCGGTTTATTCGCTAAGATTGTCAAGGATCTCAAAGACATCCCTACTGAGTTTGTAATGGTGCCGTTCAAGCTTGGGGAACCACTACTTGATCCATTATTCTCACAGAGGTTGCTTAAAATCAATGATGAATTACCCAGGGCCCATTTCGAAATACACACGAATCTAAATTACCTTCCGCGGGATTTTATTCCTACACTGCGAAAGCTTCGAAATGTACGGCATGTCTGGGTATCGTTAAATCAGTATGACGCGGAGGCATATAAGTCTTCGACGCAGATGTCCTTTAAGAAAACCTGCTCGAATATTCATCGCCTACTTGATTCTGGATTGAAACACGAAATTATTGTTGGCAGGGTGGCTACCTATGACGTAGAAGACCAAAAATGGACAACGTGGGCGGAACGTGTATTTCCAACGGCCCACGCGAAGGTCCTCATACGTGGCGACTGGTGTAATCACGTTAAGTTTCCAACACATGCCAATCCGCCAGGATCGTGTAAACGGACTCGGGAGATTTCTATTTGTTGCGACGGTAAGGTGGCTTTGTGTTGTATGGATGGTCTATGTGAATATCCACTCGGGGATGTGAATTATCAGCATGTGTTGGAGGTGTTTAACTGCCCCGCCGCCATTACTATGAGAAACATGACTCATAGGCTCTGGAAGCCGTGTTCAACTTGTACATTCATCTAAGGAGTTGGCATGTTTGAAATGATATGGACGTTCGTTCAAAGTAATTCATTCTTTAGTGGTGGGGCGGTTCTGGCTATTCTTGGTGGTTTTTTGGTTTACATCCGTAGTGTTCCTAGCTATTTATGGGGATGGTTGAAGAATCGACTAATTACCGAAATCGATATCCCCGACCGTGATGAAGCCTTTAAGTGGATGACAATCTGGCTCTCGCAACACCCGTATAAACATCGTTGTCGTTGGTGGACAGTTGAAACAAAACGGTGCCGGGACTCATATGAATGCTATCAAAATGATGGTGTCGATGAGAAGAAGAAACCCAAAATCATCTTGTCGCCTGCACCGGGGACTCACTTTCTTTTCTACAAAAAGAAGTTGATGATACTTTATCGTGAACGAAAAGACACCCAAGGAAAGGGTGATACAGCGGCACTTGGTTTTAGAGAGAATTTTGCAATCCGTCTTTTCAGTCGAGACAAACAAGTTGTGTACGATTTAATTGAAGAGGCTCGCTGCGCCGCACATCCAGCAGACGCTGAACGATTGCGAATCTTGCGGCCAGACTATGATAATTGGTACGAAGTTGCAAAGCGTCTACTTCGGCCACTGAAATCTGTCATTCTAGATGGTGACTTAAGTGGACGTATCTTGGAAGACGTCAAACAGTTTCTTGCGTCTGAACAGTGGTATAATTCTATTGGTATTCCCTATCGCCGTGGCTATTTGCTATCAGGCCCACCTGGAAATGGTAAGAGTTCATTAGTGACCGCCATAGCTTCCGAGCTGCGGTTGGATATCTGTACGCTTAATTTGAGTAACCATAATTTGAATGACGAGAGGCTGATGTCATTGTTGGGCAATGTCCCCATGAACAGCCTTGTTCTCGTTGAGGACGTGGATTGTGTCTTCCATGAACGTAAGAAGGTGGATGATTCAGAGTCGGTTACGTTCTCTGGATTACTTAATGCAATTGACGGGGTCATGTCTAGCGAAGGACGTTTGTTGTTTCTAACGACAAATCACAAAGAAGTGCTCGATCCGGCGTTGACTCGTCCGGGGCGTATTGACATGGATATTGTTATCAACAACGCCACAAGACAGCAAGCAACATTCTTATTTGCACGGTTCTTTCCAGAAATGCCCGACCTAGCTGAAGGGTTTGGGGAGAAGATTATGCATACGCCTGTGTCTATGGCCCATTTACAAGGTCACCTATTGAAACATAGGAATGATCCGTTTACTGCTTTGACTGCACCCATTGTCGAGGTATGACATGTTACGCCTACTTTTTCTCTTGTTGCTAGTACCAAGTGTTGCATTCTCACAACAGGTTGATGACTTAAAACAGCATGTGACCACACTTACAGCCACGGAATTTCGAGGCCGTAAGGCTGGTTCGGAAGGTTGTGACAAAGCGGCTGACTACATTTTCAAGCAACTTGTTAGTTATGGATACACGCCTGAGTACCAAGAATTTAGCATGGGGCGGTCTAAGACTAAAAACGTCCTAGCTGCTAGGGTCGGTCAGCTAGACTCTGTGATTGTCGTGGGTGCGCATTACGACGCTGTGGGTCCATTGCGAAATGGTGTGTGTTATGGTGCTGACGACAACGCCTCTGGCGTGTCGTGTGTTCTAGAACTCGCTAAGAAACTTAAAACAAACCGTAGAACGGTGTTATTCATACTCTTCTCAGGCGAGGAAGACGGGCTTATTGGGTCGGCCTATTATGTGAAGCATCCAAAGTATCCCAATGAAAAAACTATCTTCATGTTGAATTTGGACATGGTTGGCTACTTGAAGGACGTGACCCAGGCGGTAAAACCTAATGTCAACGAGATTCTACGAAAACTGTATATCGAGTATCCTTTTGCCCCTGGAATAGTCATTCTGGGTGGTACAGATAGTGACCAGGAATCTTTTGCCGCAATTGGCATACCAGTTGCATTCTTGCATACAGGATTGCATCCATATTACCATAAAGCAACGGATACATCAGATAGGCTGAATTATCCGGGTATGTTGAAGATAACCCAGTTTGCATACTCCATGATTAAAGAACTCGATAACCACGATTTACCAGACTACAATATCACAGGGAGAAGATAAATGAGGCCACAACATTCCGAATTTTTTCTAAGTTGTGAAAACACCACGATACGTGGCGAAGAGATTTTACGCAGGCTGATGAAATGCATGCAAGCGGAGTTCAGTATGACAGAGGTCGGAGAGATCGGATTAAATCTCATGTATGAATATCCACGGGAACCACAGGAGCAACACAATGGAAACTAGCACTATCAAGTATTATGGACTCGAACGAAACATTGAAGGCGTCTGGGTAAAGTGTGGCATCACCGCTGGGGTGACAGATACGACATACGCTCAGGTTCGATCTGCACTGGACATCCTTGCTGACTTCCGGGTAGTGCCAATCGAGAAGAAGGAAGATTGGGTTGATGTCTTTAATGACGGTCGAATCATGGAATTGACAACTCTTTGTACGGCTATCAAGATCCTATGTACCAAGTAATTTGTACTGACGCACTGAAACTCCTATCGACTGTCGACTACGTCCGCATGATCTTTGCGGATGTGCCTGACAATATAGGGTTGAAGTACAGTAAGTACAAAGACAAGAAGTCGACAAAAGACTACACCGACTGGTTGGCGCAGATCATCGAGGTGGCTATTGCCAAGTGTGACGTCTTCTGGCTATCTTACAATGCGAAATGGACGTTTGCCGTAGGTAGGATTGTTGACGAGTTGCTGACCAAATACGAAGGCTTCCAGGCGAAGCCATGTGTACAGATTTTCACATTCGGCCAGCACAACCACCACGATCTGGGAAACAACCATCGCCCCCTGGTCCGTATCACGCAGGAAAATATCGAATTATACCCCGATGCCATTAGAATTCCGTCGTGGAGATTAGAGCATGGCGATCCGAGAGCTAATCCACGAGGGAAGGTGCCAAGCGATGTTTTTTCCTTCCCGAGAGTCACTGGAAACAGTAAACAGCGTCGTAAGTGGATGCCAACGCAACTCAATGAAGATCTAGTGGAGCGGTGTGTGAAGTTTAGTTGCAAGGAGTATGATACGGTTTTAGATCCATTTGCTGGCTCCGGTACGACTTTACGAGTCTGCAAGAGGCTGGGTATTTCTTGTACTGTCGGTGATATCGATCCTGATTATTGTAAGAAGATTGCCGACGAAAATGGACTCGACCCTGCTTTGACAAATTTCTGGCCAGAAGGTCGCTGGTATTCAGGTTCTGGCATAGGACTTGCACATGGAGTATAGGCATGCAAAAATCTAACTATTACATGTATGGAAATTCTCACTGTTGGCATTGTGGACTTGTCTACGCCGACGAACAGTTTTTCGGGGTCCTCACGTCAGAATGCCCACGGTGCGGCTGCTTGACCGCGAGATTCAAACCAGTCACAGACAACATTGAAGAGATAATGGGGCCACCTAATGAAATGGCGTGATTTAATCAATAACGGGTGTCCTGATTGTGGTGGGAGTTATGACCAACTCTGCATTAACCCTATCATTGTCTGTTCAACGTGTGGATGGGCAATACTTGAAGAAGAAGTCGAGGGGTGGGTCTACGGAATAGAAGAGTGCCGAGTCTGTGGCTACAAAGGCGCATTCGTAGCTCCAGAAATTTGTGACTTAGATTATATGGAATGTGCTAACTGTGGCAATATGACTTGTGAGGCTGTATGATTACCCGATCTGAGAAACTTGTGTTTAGTATGACGTTGGATAAGACTGCGGCCGATACGCACAAAGCTGATCTTCTCCAGTTAAAGCGGGATACACCCGATATTTATGAAGGGGACATGCTGAAGTTTGAGTGGTCGCTCTGGCTTGCGTATCTAAATGACGTTGATAAAAGTATCCAAGCACTCACACGAATTCTTTCTGACTCAAAAGTTGTGAGGCGGGTATCAACTGAAGAACTAAATTATGGCTGTTGTCTCTTTGAGGACCTCGTAACCAGGGTCAATAAACTAAAGGAAATGGTATGAACACGGTACTAGATTTCGTTGGAAATCCGATTGAACCAGGGGACACGGTCGCCTATCCCGTGCGACGTGGGGCATCCATGTGGTTGAGAACTCTTCGAGTCTCACACATCGAGATGATTCGTGCCACTGTGCCTGTTTATCGTATTGCCGGGTCTAATGACACAGGGCGGCTAGTCCGGTTGGAGAATTCAGATCGGTGTATTGTGATTAAAAAGGGTGGAGAATGAGTACCGAAGTCCGAACGTTCAGTGACCACCCTACCTTTGGCGAACTGTTCAGTTTCTATTTTCTAGAACCATGGGCTAAAAGAGTTGAGGCCGCCATACAGCAAGTGTCAGTAAGTGGGACACACGGGACTTTAAGCAATAAACCACAGGAGTTAGATAATGCCGCTCTATGATTTTACTTGTCAGGATTGTGAACACACGTGGTCCGAACTACAGAAGTACGACGACCCAGCACCTAAGTGTCCTGAGTGTAAGTCAAAAGACACTTTACGGCACTTCCCTTGTCCGGCTGTTCATATCTTCTACTCGCCTGCGCACCCTCGCCATAAGCGTGGCATGGTGAATCAGCGACCACCGAAGGTTACTCCTGTTCTCCGAGAAAAGAAGGAGAAGAAGAAACGTGCGAGAAAAACTTGAATTCAAGACGACTACTCGATTTAATCCAGAGAATCTAACCCGAAAGAATCGTAAGTGTTGGATTAGTGACTGTGGGCGATATCGTATTGTGTGGCGAAATCAATTCATGGGTGTTACGGTTTTGCCACGTTATTATGCTTTAAAGTTGAGTCGCAGCGCCGATGACAGAAGCTTCTGGGATTTTGCTCTATCGAATGAGCGTAGACCCTACAAAACACTCAAAAAGGCTGTCTATGCCTGTAACAAGGCGGCTGGTATCAAGGTTGTAGAGACAGTCAGAAGGAAGCGGACCAGCCGCGGGCGTGATATTTGGGAGGAAGTGCCCAAGAGTCTGGTTAAGCCAGCTAGAATTCCGAGAAAAGCTAAACCAGTGGCACAAAAGTTGCAAGATATGCCAGTTGCGAAGAAACGCGGTAGACCTAGAAAGGTGAAATAATATGCAGATTTGGGAAGATTATCTTTTTGCCACTCTTCGTGGTATGCTTCATGATGACGAGTGTGTTGCAGAGTATGACAACTCGATAATATTGTCACCAGAAGCTTTTTACATGGCTATAATGGTAAAGCAAGTCGATATTGACGCTGGTTTTCAAACTATGATTACGAAGCGTCTCTATCCACTATGTAAGAAGACACACGCAGGAGTGCGGAATGAAGAGTGGAAGCACGTAAAAGTTGCCGTTGAATTTCGAGAGGCGTCAAGTCCTAGACTTCTAGCTTTGTATATCCTACCTGTGGAGGACGAGAATGTATAGTCGTGAACAAATTGCGTCCGTGTTGGATTATGCGGTTTTGAAACCAACAACAACCCAGCATGATGTAATCACAGCGTGCATGTTGGCAGAGAGTGAGAAATTCGCGTCAGTGTGCGTGCGACCATGCGACGTGCGATTGGCAGCACAGTTTAAGGCCCCGATTGCCACTGTGATTGGATTCCCACACGGGGCAAATACTCCCGATATCAAGCGGGCTGAGATGCAGAAAGCGATACGGGATGGTGCTACTGAGGTGGATATCGTTATGAATTACTCTCGTTTCATTGAGGGATATCCCCGGTATGCTGAAGACGAGTTGAGGTACGTCCTTGACCGCCTGCCTCTGCGTGTGACAGCCAAGATTATTCTTGAGACCTGTTATCTGACACAAGACCAGGTTGTTTCAGCCTGTCAGTTAATTCAACGTATACCTAATATTGCTTTCGTAAAAACCTCGACAGGCTTCGGGACGGCGGGCGCTACAGTCGAGGCTGTGGAGGCCATGAAACGTGGTATTGAAGGTTCCAGCCTGAAGATTAAGGCCAGTGGAGGAATTAACACATACAAGGACGTGGAGACATTCTTGGATCTTGGTTGCGAGCGTCTCGGGTCTTCAAAGTGGGAGCAACTTCTATGCAGCTAGAAGAACCAATGCGTCTGAAGCTATGTCGATATGGACCTATGGTCTATTTGTCGACAGACCAATATATTGGTCAAGCCCTCGATAAATATGGTGAATTTTCTGAAGGTGAGGTTCACCTGTTTCGACACATTGTCAAGGAGGGTTGGACTGTGCTTGACGTGGGAGCCAACCATGGCACGCATACAATCGCACTTTCAAAGTTGGTTGGACCGTCGGGTAAGGTACACTCCTTCGAACCACAACGAATCTTGTTTCAGATTGCTTGTGCTAACGTCGCGTTGAATACACGCCCCAATGTCTACTTGCATAATGTCGCTGTCGGCAGTGAACCAAAAACTCTGTATGTACCTCCAGTTGACTACAGTCAGGCAAACAATTTTGGTGCTCTTGAACTTGGGCAGGTAGGCGAACCGGTTCCAGTAATTACGTTGAATTCACTTGACTTGGACACTTGCCATTTTATCAAAGCTGACGCTGAGGGGATGGAAGGTGAGATTGTCGCTGGTGCAAGCCGACTCATTGAAAGATGCCAACCAATCTGGTATGTCGAAAATGATCGTGACGATAAATCACCTCAACTTATTCAGCAGTTTTGGGACCTAGGATACGTTCTCTTTTATCATCTACCCTACTACTTTAATCGCTACAATTTTAGTGGGCAGGGAGAAAATATCTATGGCGGAACAATTTCTGTAAACATGCTATGTGTTCCAAAGACAAAGGTTCACACGTCAATCCCACAAGATTGTTTTTACATTACAAAGACGTCGGACACTTGGAGAACGGTGTATGAACAGGCTGCGAAATAACCTGTGTTATCTGAGTGGGGCTATGGAGTTTATGCCGGACTTCGGGGCTGACTGGCGTAAGAAGTTTCGATCAGACTTGGCGGACCTAGGTCTAATTTTCCTAGATCCTACTAATAAGCCGATTGAGACCGTGGATGAAGTCCAATTGCTTGCGGATATCAAGATCGCCCGCGAGACCGAAAATTACGAGTTGCTTGCAAGTGGTCGGGACGTTAGGCATATCGACCTTCGTATGTGTGATATGGCTAGCTTTGTTGTGGCGAATCTAGACTTGGATACCCCAACCTGCGGGACATGGGAAGAAATTTTCGATTCGAATCGTTCTAAGAAGCCGGTTCTTGTTCGTTGCTTCAGGGAAAACGGAATGCTCCAGGGTGGCTATTCTGGACCCTGCCTCACCAGCATATTTTCTCGACCTGGGAAGAAATTTACACATACCTAAGAAATGTTGATGCGGGGATTGACAATGAGTCTTACGGACGCTGGTTATTTTTCGATTTGGCAGGAGACAAGGTAAGATGAATTATGACCAGATTCTTACGGACGCTCGTGCCACATTGATGTGCCATTCTACCGTGCATGTCGGCACTGAGCGGGGGGACTTATCGACTGCCTTAGAGAGGCATGATTGGTGGCTCTATTGGGGGGACAAGAGCATCCATTTGGGGCATATGTCCCAGGATGAGGCTAAAAAATTGGCCGCTGAAAAAATTTCTGCTTGACAACCCACTGTTTCATGCTATAGTAGTAGTATGAACATTCTTAAACGACGCTCTGCTAGCGGTTTTGTCAAGTATCCCAAGGACTTTGAAAAAAGGACTGTGGATGGTTGCGCCCGGTTTCGTACCAAGTGCGACATGATTGTTGGGCCATGTGCCTGCGGTCGAGTCCACCAGGAATGTGAGCATTGGGTTCAGGAAATGCTACTGGAGCATAACGCAGAGTTTGAACCCCTTCTGTTAGCCATGGATGACGAAGATCGGGTTATGATTCCACGGTATTGGATCAGACCGTTTGACCATCAACATTGTACCGCACTTGTAGGCCAGTGCGCCTGCGGTCGCGTGCATACAGCCGACGAATCCTGGGTCCGGCTTCTTGTGACACGGCACTGTGCCAAGATTGCAGGAGAGGACATTGAACCAATCAATGTGCCTGACGCCGAGATTACTCTTGACAACTCGGGCGGTGCTTCAATGGGGTGCCCTTGCCCACGGTGTATGGAGCGTCGAAGGTCCGCTTTGCTTGGTTCTGAATTGCGTAGGGATGCTATCTAATGCGAATCCAGGAGATAATGACAGAGAACCTAACCGCGACTCTGAGTTATCGTACCCACTTAATTAGTATGACAAAAACGTTCTCCATTCTCAAGATGCGAGATGGTGAGGTTTTTGTCGAAACAGAAGATTTGGACGAGGACGGGGTGACGACTCGCGAGATTCTAAAAAGTCCAGATGGCGTGGTATTCACCATCATTTGGCGCGAACGTTTTGGTGGTGATTATAATCCACTTAAGCCCTATGTACGTGATTACTTATACCCACTTTATAGTAAGGTGACTTTGAATGCCTAGTATTGTTCGTAATTACATAGTGAATGGGGGCGATAGAGTAGACTTCGACGTCCGTTGGGTCAATGGGTGCCATGGTGTAATGGTTCACCGACGCAACGGATCGGAACCTGGATTCTATGTTGACGCAGACCATACAGATTTGACGGAAATTGATAGACGTGTGGCAGACCGACTGCAAACACCGCGTATGGATGCGCGACACGAGATGTGTTTTACGATTCCCGCGGATCACCAGATGGCCATCTCGCCGAATTTCCAGAATCTGGTGGCTCAGTATTCGGAATCCGCTGTGCAGGCAATGGATCGTGCCGCCGTTCGTTCGAATTCGTGGTACGCAGAACAAACACTAGATCGAGCCCGAACGGTGGCAGGGCACCCAGCCCCACGTCGCCAGCGAAGACCGATCAGACGGGAGCCGTACTATCGGTATCTAACATATATGCCGCATACCAACTATCGTGAGACAGCAAAGTGTTTGTGTGACTCAGACTTGAAATTGGCACGGGTTGCCTGCCTCAGAACTTTACGGTACTTGGAAAAGACGGGAGTTGCCAGACTCCCGGCCGTGGAATTGTGGCGTGGACATGAGCAGTCCTTGATTCGTTATGGTATTGCTATTGCAGCAGAGTGTCGGAATCGTGGTTTCAGCGACACCTCTCTGGAAAAACTCAAGGAGAAGTATGTAGAGGGAGATGCCCCCCAGCCTGACTGGACCTCATGGCCAGAACTCCAGAATAGCCATCGTGCCTTTTTGCTATTGCAAGATGAACGCCGTTTGGCTACTCACCGTATCAATGGCTGGAGTTCAAACTATAGCTACGCAACATGGTGCTACCGGTCGGGGATCACCCAGAAACGTTACTGGGAGATGGAGTCAATCTATGAGATTTATCACGCGACCCCTAGAACACAGAACCTTCGTGAAAATTTCTACAAGCAATACGCTTGGAATCTAGAACCGACTGAAGAAATCAAATACCCAGATGAGGTAACATGCTAAGTTTGACAACCCTGATTGACTTTATCAAAAATCTACGCGGGGTGCTTGCCGAGCCAGAACGGAGTGAGATTGCCCATCGTTTAGCAAACCTAGTCTCAGACGCTATAAGAGATACCGATAACTATAAGACCTGGATAGAACGAGATAGGTATCAATTTCTTCGGGCGTGTGAGATTGTTAATCTGGAGCGGTGGGTACCAGACACGTTGCATGTTGAGCCGACAAAACTGGCTGAGTTCTGTAATCGTTGGCTGGTATGCAATCGGTTCCGATTGCATAACACCCCCTCTGCGGAGTGGCGACCGATTACACCGGAGCAAAACGCCCTTCGGGTGACAATGGTTGAAGAATTAATCGCACTTTCACTTGACAAGCCAGTAAAATGATGTATGTTTCAGTATATGGATCTCCCATTTGTTCTACAACGTCGTCTACGGCTATTCGATACTCTTCGGATGTATCAGATACTCAAAGCACTGGACTTCGGGAATACTCACATACTGGTGAGACGTCGCTGGACACCTGTGAAGGACTGGGCTTACAGCGACGAAGTGTGTTGGTGTCTCGCGGGGGAGACAGAACTTATGATATTCTATGGAGGCCCACCGAGCAAACGGGGACTGTTCACGGGCACTCTGTATACTCTAGTATGCGATCGAATGAAAACTTACCTCTGCCGACACACACTCCTGGAGATGTATCAGGCACTGGGGGACCTCGTATGACTCTTTGTGATGTTTTGACAAATCGATTGAAGCCGCTGTCGGCAAGCCGCGTAGCTCATTTCTTGAATTACAGCTTCAATGCCGGTCTTGAAGAAATTGAGATGGACGGCGTATATTCCACACCAGCCAAGTTGATGGCGGATTTGCCTGGACTGCATTCGGTCCCTGCGCATGAAGTCGCCCCTCTTTCATTCTGGGGTGGACCACAGGGGAAGCGAAAGTGGTATGATGGTAGTTTGTTGTCCATGTTGGTGGACCACATTCTGCGTGCCTATGACGCTGGTAATAACAAAATGCTCGAAAATTTCTTGAGTTTGTATCCATGAGAAAAAACTACTTGGCCCAAGCTGAATCGTTGCTTGGGCATTTTAAACCTGTGAATGTTGATTGTGCATACACGATTGCGTATGCGCTGGGTCAACAGGATACAAAGATTCTGCTACAGGACCCGTTAGTTTCAACTACGGTTAGGCAGATCTATGCGGGCACAGCTTACAACATGTCAGCAAAAAATATCAAAGTACAGTTTTATGGTGGACCCGTTGGGCGCGGTAAGTGGTTTACGGGGACATTATATAGTTACCTTGTGGATTGTATTGCGGCAAAGATTCAAATGGAAGGACTCCACGTCACCAAAGCGGCTCTACGAGTGGGGAGGCCACCATTTTAGACGACTTACTGGCTAGTTTCCAGGATTTGACTGTAATTCAAGTTGTGCAGAAGGCAACAACCTTAAAAGCACACTTGGACCCGGTAGTAATACCGGGATACGGCCATGGGTTGTTATGGAATCTCGGTCAGGCAAGTTTTTCATTGGCGAAGGCTAGAAGCATACCTTGTCTGTTTTATGGGGGCCCCCCGTCATGTCACCAGAAGTTCAAGGGAACCCTGCTAGAAATGTTTGTTGATCGTGTTATGATGGCTATTTTTCTCGGCAACTATGACGCATTGGATCAAATTCTACCAGCAATTATTAAGGAAAAATATGGCCAGTAGAACCATTGACGCAAGACTACAGGAAGAATTCGCAGGAATGTCAGCCAGCGAAGCTGTGGATCTTCTCTGCACTGAGTTTGATGCCGGGGATACTAATATCACCTTCCTGAAGACTGGGAATAGATCTGAGATTCGGGCATTTCTCACCGCGACTTACTTAGATGCCCTATTGGCTTCCGACATCGGACCGATTGAGTTTTGGGGTGGACCTCCAAAGAATAGAAAATATTTCAGTGGGTCGCTTCTCACATATTTGTTCGATCAAATTCTTTTTAGTTGGGTACTTCATGGTCATTACTCGGAACTTGTCCAAGGCAAAGAAGATTAACTTCCAGCTTTTGAAACGCCAATTCGGTGGCATTTCTACACTGGACGCCTTGGAACTAATCTGTTGGGTCTTTGATTCGAATCTGGAATTCATAACGTTCCGGGGTGCCAGAATTCAGGTAGTGTCGATGTATGATAACATTGAACTTCTGACTGAGCCAGCGGCGGATGTAAGTTTGCAGTTTCATGGTGGGCCACCCCCTCGTAGATGGTGGCAGGGGACTCTTGTAACATACCTAATGGATCTATTTTTGCAGGCTTATATGCGGGATGATTTGAAAAAGGTCCATGCAGCCCTAAAGGTGAGGGTATGAGGCCCCTAATCCAGTACCTGAGCGAGTATCGCCATATTTCTATTGCTATGGCACTCAATTTGCTCTCTGATATCAAGGCCGATGGGGAACAGGTGCTTGTCTGGGACTACGGCGAGAATGGTGTTAAAGCCACCACCCCCAGACAACTTTGTAGTGGTTTTCCGGCCCACCGTAAGGCAAGCACTATTGGACCTTTTCAATTTCTAGGTGGCCCACCTGACAGAATTAACTGGTTAGACGGGTCTCTCTTAACATTTGTAGTGGATAAGATCATGTATAAGGACGCGATTGAGGAAGATGGGACACACGTACCGGCGTAACGACGACTACAGTTACAAACACGATCACCGAGTTCGCGACGACAGGAAGTTGAAAAAATTAAACAAGAGGTTGCGAAAGATCACAAACAGAAAGAATGTGGTTCCGCAAGTGCGACCACAAGAAGGTGTTGAATTGATTTAAAGGAGACGAATTATGGCAAATTTCACAGTCAAAGTTGAAACACGCGAGGGTGATGTCTTTATTGGCACATACCCCGCGGTCCCGACGCGAGAGACGGTCAGCAAAGGTATTCACGACGGAAACAATGCGGAATCGAATATCCGCCTGTTGAATGTTGTCAAGTATGTGCGGGACTGGCCGAATCAGGTCTTGGTTCGCCGTGTCGAAGTGGCTCGAATTGACACAGTTATTCTTGGAAAAGTCATCTTCGAAAGAATCTAATCATGGGACTGTTTACGAAACAATACGTGTGTCCTAAGTGTGGTCGCACGTCGACAATCCTAAAGTGGGCCGCTGAAAAGTGTCCTTACTGTGCGCCAATTGTTGTGCCTGACTATGATCTCATAGGGCCAACACCACCGACACCACCGGCCCCAAGTACAGCTCTGACACCTTCGCAAGAAGGTCTGTACCGAGCAGGGTTGGCCTTCCCTGGAGCCCATGTCTGCGAATCAGGAATTCATCCTGACTTGATGGCAATGGCGACACGCCATGCAAAGTATCAGGCTGACCATAGGCAGCAGGGACATCAGTTGTTTGATTCGCGGGTTGCTGAACTTCGCAAGACAGTGTCTTGTCAATCGTTTGCTGAGATTGCGGCCGAGTCTTGGGAGCGGCAGAAGGACGATACACCCCTGGATCTCGGAAAGGAGATGTTTACATGCTGGAAGCAATCACCTGGACACTGGTCTGTAGCATGTAAGAAGCATCAGTATTTTGGTTGTGATATGGCAATGGGTTCCAACGGCATTTGGTATGCCGCAATCATTGTAGGAGACTAACATGAGCAAAAGCGTGAGAACCGGTTGGCAGCGAGCCATGCGTTGGCTCGATGCACCGAAATTGAAGAAGTGGTACAAGGCTTTCGTTAATCGCCGAAATCGTCGGAAGGCAAAGCGAAATCCCGAAGCCAAGGACAAACCTCTCGACCCGTGGGATATTGACTAATGCGAACATTGGATTCTTGTATGTTGTCTGTTTGTGTGTGGCTGTAGTAACCGCAAGTATCCAGCCGAGATCGTTGCTGAGTGGGATGCGCCTTCGGCACACCAACAAGTAACACTCAATCCCGAGATTCTTCGAATTTATGTCGAATACCGAAAATTGGCAATTTCACCGGAGGAGGCTGCTATTCTTACCCTAGCGGATATTGAATCGAGAAATCAGCATGAACGAATTAGACTGGAAAAATGATGCTTTGTTCTTCACATATGTTTGGGAGGACGAAACCAGTCAATTCGATCCCGAGGGCCGTTGGTGTCCAGGTCTTGATTGTTGTCTGAGGACCTACAAGACGCGATTGCCACTGGCCATAAGGGATAACTACGAATTGTGTGAGATGTTTGTAGGCTACTTACTGGAAAATGCCCCGCCTGATTGCGGGTGCTGGGAGTGTTAGCATGGCACAACTGACAAAAGAATTGGCGGGAGAACTTGTAGACGAACTTCTGTACCAACAGAATAAGAAATTCGGTGGCAACACGGAAGAGTTTGACAAGGCAAACACTCCAAACGATTGGGTAGCGTATGTGACCGCGTATGCGGGACGGGCCGCGAGCGTGGCTCGCAATGAGCGGGAAGGTTGCGAGTTTCGTGCAAGCATGTTGAAGGTGGCGGCCTTAGCAATCGCGGCAATTAACGCCTACGATCAGGGATATTGTTAATGAACTATTTCGAGCAGAGTGGCCTTGAAATATTGAAGTCAGAGTTAGAATGGCATCAGATTCCCTACATGGTGGAGGACTTTGAACCCACCCACGATAGAAACACTGTACTTCGGACTGTTGAATGTTATTGGGTAGACTCAGAGGAACTTCTTGCAAAGCGAATCGACCATTATATCCTAGGGGATGCGGAATGGGTTAAAATCATTTCACTTGTTGCCGAGAAAATTGTTGAAGAAGTCAGGGTACACTGGTGGAAATCAGTGAAGATAACAGTAAAGAAGTACCCCGGACTATATGGAATGCGGATAAAACTTTGTTGTAGAAATATTGATATTCAATCACATTAGAGGCTGCCATGAACTACTATGAGCAAAGTTGTCTTGAAATGTTGGAAGCTGAATTGACATGGCAACAGATTCCTTACACAGTAAAAGATTTTGACCCACCTAAAGATCCTACTGATGATCTGTTCACGATGGTCAAGGATCTTGAATGTTACAGTATTGAATCTGTGTCTCCTGTTGGAGAACAAGTCGACCATTTCAAACCTGGAGACGAGGAGTGGATCGAACTATTATCGGCAACAGCCAAGCAGCTAGTTGAAGAAGCTGTGTGGTGTTTTTGGGAGCCTATTGAAATCTCGGTAAAATCTTATCAAGGTATCAAAGGCACCCATTTGAAGATATGCTGTAGAGACGGTAGTGTGTCACCTGTCTTTTTACCTTAGGAGTTAATTGTATGACTGAGAATGAAGCGGCTATTTGTGATCTTTTGGCGTCTGATCTTCGGGATAGAGGTATAAGGTACACTGTTGAAGAGTTTCCATACGACAAATCTCTTGACACTATGTATAGCATATTCAGTGTCAATAGTGATGAGGAATCTAATCGAACGGCATGGCTTGATTGGGTAGGCAGTGCTACTCTCGGGATGTCAAAAGACGCAGTCCACCTCGGCTGGAACGACGTGAAGATTTATGCTGGTACTGAAAATGGACAACATTGGGTGCGAATGACAACAGGTTTACCACAGCCCGTGCTTTGGCACGATATGACAATCGGTGAAGTTAAGTATATGATGCAACATCAAGCCGCCACACCGGGATACAATAATCTAGCACTTGAAGACTGGCACCAACTTCTTCAAAAGCACTTGGAAACCGTTTCAGTCTCTAATCGTGAACATTACAGAAGAATGCTGACAGACTTAGCAGCTACGGCTCTTACAACTGCTGAACGCATCTTGACAGGGCAGCTTTAATGTATGCATCCTGGTATGTAATTTTGTGGCGACTATTGTGGTACATTCCACTCTGTATTACGGGTTTTCTATTTTGTTGTGTCCTAGGTATCATGTATGGACCAAGGGCTGGAATTGACACGCACGCAGACTTGCCAGGAGGTATGACGTAATGGACCCATTGGAAGTGGCCGCAGAGAAGGATCGTTTGCTTGATTTGATTCAAGCTGCAATTGTTTTATCTGGGGGTGCAAAATTGACCCACGACGCTCTAGGTATTATGCCGGTAGACCGGTTGCTCGGGCTCATTGTTTGTAATGGCATGGGTCTCAGCATTAGTCCCAATCGTCAGTGTTTTGAAAAGTGTGGTGTACTATGATTAAAAACCAAATTGTCGACAATTTCTATGTTATGAAATCGGGCCGCACCTTCACAGTGCAACTGTGTGATTCATACTGGGTCGACAACGGTGAGGAATTTAGTCTCCAAGGGTTCCTCTCGGCAATCCCTGAAGACTTGTATAATTTGTTACACGACGACCCACTTGGTGTTTATCAGATAGGAACCTCGCCGGGTGAATACCGAAATTGGAGATTACATAGATCCTGTGTCGGTGGGTTTCAAGGCATCATAGATATGCGAGGCCGTTTAAATCGCGAACCTTACCAACTTTCCCTGATATGATCTGTACTAGATGTAACGGAACAGGTTTCTTGAATACTCACCAATTGCCTGAAGAGGTGTTGGTTGAATATTTGCAGGAATATGATACCGAGATTATTTACGAGTGGATGGACAACAATGTCAGTGATGTCCAAGTCTGTGATTGCTGTGGCGACGGTGAGGCATGGACTTACTTGCCCGGTTTACACTATGTAGGCGAGGTGCATGATTGTATCTAATACTTTGTTGTCTATTATCTGTTGTGCGAATCGAGTCGGTCGAGGGTAACACCTCCTCCTGGGGCTCTGGTGAGTGTGTTGCCTGCACGGATGTGTCTCTTATCATCACAGCGAACCACGTAATCAAGGACGGAAGCGAATTCAAGGTAGACGGGAAGTCGGCAAAACTTGTAGGACACGATGCTGTCTGGGACTTAGCAGCACTGACTGTACGAACCCCGTATGTTGCGACGACAATTGCAACGAAGAAACCGCTTATTGGAGACCGACTCACTGTCTGCGGTTATGGTTCTGGTGTCTACAAAGAATCAACAGGCATTGTAACAAGCTACTTTAGCCCAGGCTCTGGATCTAATGACATTATTGCGATCAACATAGCAGCCAGATCAGGGGATTCTGGTGGGCCCATGTTCAACAGTGAAGGTTTGTTAGCGGCAACTTTATTTGGCTCTGATAAGTTAGGTGCCCATGGAAGTTGTTGCATTCAGATTAGGCGATTCATTAAGACACTGGAACTTGAGCCAAGACTCAAGGCACAAGCATTACGGGAGCCTTACATACTGTATGGACGAGAACACAAGTAAACTTGAAGGTACAGAGTACCTTCTGTATCTAATTGCCGCGAATGGTTGGGTGGCTTGGGTAAACACGTTTGGTAATCCAAGTACCAATGCAAGCCTTTATCACGAGCGAATGGCTCGACCCGAACGCGGGGATCTTGTTTTAGAGATCACCAACTGGGGCGCACCGGTGGCCAATCGAATCGGTCGGTTGCTCTCGGTCATGGACGAACTACCCCCTAAGCTGGACCCGGAAACTTATGATCCAGACAAGTGGGGGAGGCCGTGGCCACCCTATCTAGAAAAAGTTTGGCGAATAAAAACACTGGACGGGCGTGACGTTTACTGGACAAACGCAAATTTTATTGCAATTTCCGAGAATCCGTTTGACAAACCAAAAAAGAGTGCTATAGTTTAAGTATGATCGGAAACTTAATCTTAGCTTTTGAGGCGCTTTCGACCGGTAAGACCATCGACGACGCCTATTTGCTTATGGCGGATTTGGGGTACGACAAGGATAAATTGATTCTTGTCGGTCAACGCGGTCTGCATAATTTGGCGGAGATTGCGGCCTACCCGAAATGGTCTTCCCAGCCAATGGGCAAGACACTAATTCGTTTTAGGGGCGGCCCGATCACTTGTCCTGTCCATGTGTACACTGGTACCGTTCGTGCCTTTGTTATTGACAGACTCATTCGCACGTATCAATCCCAAGGGCTCGAAAAGGTCTTGGAGTCTGTGAGAACTATTTGGGGGATCAATGTGATCCTTAACTCGAATGATAACGTACTACAAAACGCCTAAAGGGTATATTGCAACTGATGACAGTGTTAAATTGCACGCGAATCGTTCGCCCGTCGGCAATGCTTTGGTTTTCGGGAGAGAGCCGACTGTGGCTGGGAATCTTAGCACGATTGCCGACGCCGTATTTAACCCCCGACTCTTAGGGGCCCCGACCGACGCCACGAGCGTCCCAATAGAGTGGCAAGAAGCCTTGGGATTAGCTCCTGTGAAATACCCTGACAAGACGACCGGTGAAACGGAAAATCTATCGACGCAAGACGCTGAGAAGAATAGAGGGTTGGATCTGAAGGCAATGTTCATTGTATTTATGGCTGGTAGTTTCCTAGGGAGAATACTTGCCATGCTGTTCTGAGTGGTGGCCAATGGATGGGCCCCTTGTGAAATGATGCCTGCTTTGGACGGGTGTGGGCATGACAGGAGTACCGTCCTTTTGTGTCGGTTGGGCATCGGTAGGCCCCTCTCGCTGTAAACGAGACTCCCCGCAAGGGACTTGGCGGTTCGACTCCGTCCTGGCACACTCACTGCCGGGTAGCTCAATGGTAGAGCCCGCGACTGTTAATCGTGTGGTTGGAGGTTCGACCCCTCCCCCGGCAGCTAACGGAGTGTATCCACTCACTCTTATAAGGTGTTGAAATGGTAATTGGTAACATGTGGGTTCGAGTCCCACCGCTCCGACTAGGAGGTTGGTATGGTCTGGTTTGAAAAGCCATCGTTTATACAGTACGAAAAATGGACCTTTCTCTGGTTACCAAAGTCACGGGACGTAGGTAACCGCGTCCAGTGGTGTTGGCTGGAATGGGCATTGGTGGAGTATACATATGCGCATGACATTGATGGGCCATTCTGGTCCTATAAAATAGTGAGGCTAAAACGCGATGTACTATCTGCTTGAATACAAGATTGAAGATACATGGAAACCAGCCGGATTTGTTCTGGTTGGCGACATACACACGCACACAGGAGTTATTGAAGTGTTGCAAAAGCAGTTTGCCAATGATTTTCGTTGCAAACGAATCTCGCAAGTCGAGGCAATTGGTTACGCGACTCTCGGATTGAAGGTGATGCATGCACCTAACTAAAGACGGTGTCGAATTCAAACCGGGCATGGTACTCTGGTGTGCAGATTCCGGATTGCCGCAAGGACGGAGAACAAATGATTGGTACCTGGACGGCAACTATTACAGGAAGCCACCTTGGGACTTTGTTGCCCTTATCCATGAATATTATTCGTCCCTTGAAGCCTGTGTGATGGCTATGATTCATTCTGAGACCATTGCTTACCAACGCCGAATGAAGGAGCTACAGGCATGTTTAGAACACCCCGATTGTTGCTCGAAGTAAAAACAGACGGTTGGCAAGCAGTTAGGATCTATTGCAACTTTAAGTCAGTCCACAATATGCTAGACAATATTGAACACATAGCCAAACCATACGGCGGTGTTGAAAATGTCCGAGTCAAATATCTAGCGACCAGAAAACAGATTGCGGACGCAAAGTTACGGATACCAAAATAATGCAATTCGTTATGTCAGCGCACACGAATCGCTGGGAACTCACTACACCAGCACAAACCGTCATGTGTATAACTGTCAATGGGATAATTACGGAGGGTGTTTGTGCTGGACAGCCGTTGGATAACTTGTTGTGTGTTATGCGAAAAGACGGCGAAGTAACAATACGTCAAATAGAGGGACATGTATGCTAACAGATTTCTTTTTCACGATTTGTGCTTTGATTATTATTCTCGCAGTAATTTTGGCTATGTGTGTTTTGTACCCGATCTTGGTCGCTGTTGTTATCGTCGCATACTTCTTGAAGTACACGTTTCTTGCCTGCCAACTTTTGGAGAAATTTTTCGATGCGATATTTAAGTCTGGATTTAGAAACAACGGGACTCGATGACACCAAGTGTCAGATCCTGCAAGTAGGGGCCGTGTTTGACGACACGTGCGGGCCGCTCGAAACGTCTCCGACGTTCAACGCACTCGTGTGGGCACCCGAATATCGGGGAGAAGCCTATGCGTTGGCACTGAATCACGAGATTCTTAGCGCATTGGCACAGAACCCATTCGACCGCACAATCGAGTTTCGTGGACGTAAGGCACGAGTTTTGCACAGGCAAAACTTAGCTTTGCAATTAAATGCTTGGCTAAGCCAGTACGCCCCCGGACCCTACGTGGTAGCAGGTAAGAATGCTGCCGGATTTGATATACCATTTTTGAAGAAGTACCCAGAATTTGATCTTTTGAACTTTGACCACCGGATCATTGACGTAGGTAGTTTATACTTACGTCCGGGTGACGCGAGGGTCCCTAATCTGGATGAGTGCCTGCGTCGGGGTGGTTTTGATACCACTGTTTCACATGACGCAGTCGACGACGCCCTGGACGTCTGCAAACTGATTAGGCGGTGGGAGTTGACGTATGAAAACAATATGGTCCCTTGAACTTGAGAATGTGTGGAAGGCGAGATTGAAAGGTTGAGAGAAATATGCAAATAGTTGAGAATTTTCTCCTTGGTACGTTGGCGGCTTGTCTATTAACATTGTCCATATTTACTACTATTGAGTATCCGATTGTTCTTATTATTCCTCTGATTGTTGTGGTGCTTGTGGGCTTTGGTGATCTGATTCGAAAGATCTGGACAAAATACAAGCCTGAGAGTAATGCTGATCCTTTAGATACTTTTCCATATTAAAGGAGTAATATGCTAATTAGGACGTTGATTACTTTTTTCAACTGGCTTGATTTGAAACTACAACGTGCGGCCCGCCAAGCATCCGATGCGGCGGCTATTTCGCTTGGAATAGATCCCCATACGAGGAACGACGATGACTGTCAATGAAGCATGGTTACGACTACCCGGTGGCACTATTGTGCGATGCCAAGTTGGTGAGTTTGTGAAACTTGAACCCGGCCTCGATGGTTGTGTCGATCTTTACACGGGGGAGATTGTCCATATTGAAAATTATCTGACTTTGAATGAACCTTACACTAATCAGTTTCAGGTCATCAGTTTGACATATAAGCCAGAGCCGATTAGACACTGGGGGCGTGATCCAATTGTAGCTGAGTGGGACGAAGGCTTCTTCTTGCGTGACGACGAAGAAGAGGATGAGGGGTACAGCCTGTTCCGAATCACCAAAGATGGTCCTCGCCGCGAGCATGTTTGGATTGGCTCATACTATTATGCCATGTATAACAGCGAAAGGGTGATTGCAGATCTATGTCAGAACTCTTAGACAGATATAATGAGGGATTCACGAATGGAGTGGCCGACTTCTGCAAACGAGTCCACGCCATTCTTGACGGAAAGGATAACGGTCGTGGCGTATCGAACGAGCCCTGGGAAAGCTGTCGACGCAGATTACTGAATCTGCGTCCATGTAAATGTGCAGAAAAGTGCGGACATGCGCCAGCCTATGAAGCATACGACCCCGACCCGGCGATGTGTCAATATTGTGGGGAGATGTGTAATCATAATAACGCTCAGATCAAGCATTGGTGTATAACAGGGAAGTGGTCGGTGTGCCCGGACTGTTTGCGGACGCGATCAAATCCATATTGTCAGGGATGGTAATGAAGTCAGTTAAGCGTGAAGATGGCTGGTGGGTCACTAAGATTCCTGAATGCAGTGACATAGGACCATACGGTACAAAGGCAGAGGCTGACGAACACAAATGTGATTTGAAAGCCACGTTCGACAATCTTGATAACTGGAGTTTTTGGACAACAGAACCGGAGCCAAAATGACAGACGAATATGAGGACGAATATGAGGACGAATATGAGGACGAATATGAGGACGATGCTTACGACGCCGGATATGAGGACGGCGTGCATGATGTATGCCTTGAATTGAACACGTATCTTAATGGTAAACCTAAAGTGTACGTACAATCTAATTTATTTTGGGCATCGGTGAAAGAGCGTCTGATAACGTTCTTAGAGGACCAATGATTGTTGATGGATCGGTTATTTTCTGTATCGACGGGTTTCTAGTGAAGCCGATTTATAAACACACAGGTAGCAAGATCGTACATGTTGCACTTGTGCTGGACGGGTTTGCATTTGAAGCTACGTGGCCTTGTGTCAAGAAGACGCCATTGGATGATTACTACAAGCAGTTAGAACGCCACCGTATAAAGTATCCGAACTACCACTGGCTAACATCTCAACCAACTATACCATATACGAGCGACGAGCTAGCTCACATACGCCGGTATGCCAAGTCACAACTATGAAGACCGTATCAACTGAGGGGGTGGTGGCAAGGCCGAGAGGTGCGAGGAATCTTTTGTTCACAGTATGTAGCGAATGCGCTGGCGAAGTCGGGTCGGATTGTTTCGGCGAATTATCGCGAGTCGCCTATAAGTTTACGGGAGAAGTTGCGTGGCCAATACCTACCTTAGTGTGGACTTAGACTATTTCAATGGGCGCGACAAGTCGCTACGGACGTTTGTGCAGCACATTGTCAATAGGCCGATAGCCAGAGCAAAATACCATCATGACTTGTTGGGACACATTAACAATAGTGGTTGCAATCATCTTGTGAATGTTGACTTCCATAGCGATATTACTGGCGACCCTATCATTGAATTGAATGAGGGTACCTGGGTTAATTTTGTCCAGTGGAAAGCCACCGGTCGATACACCTGGAGATGTCCGGTTGAACCACGAGATGATGTTAACTACTGCCATGACATATTTAGTCCATTCACAGATGACCTGAGTGGCTGGGGTAAGGTGGAAA